GGGCTCGGCACGTGGCACCGTGCCGAGCCCACGCCGCACCTACACCTTTCAGGAGGCGACTGTGGGCAGCATCAACGAAGGCGCATCTGGTGCCGTCACGGGCGAACTGTTCCGGGCGTCCGGGGTGGTCATCTCCTCCAGTTCGGACACGGTCACCGCGGGCACTGTCAACGCCATCACTGGCGTATCGGGTGCGATCGACTTGTCGCAGGTGTCGAACGGTCTACTCGTCGTCCAGGTCACCGCGATCTCCGGCACGTCCCCGACGTTGGCGGTGTTCGTGGACGTGAAAGATGGCAACGGGAACTGGGTGACCACCTCGAACTCGACGTCCATCTCTGGCGCGGCGATCACCGCGACCGGCGTGTATGCGGGCGTGATCAGCGTGTCCAACGCGGGCGGCACGATGCTCGCGGGCGCGACCCTCACTGCGAACGGCCGGATCCGCTGGACCCTCGGTGGCACTGGTTCCCCGTCTGCGACGGTGAACTTCTCCCTGTGGGGGAGGTGACTATGACCACGGAGTACTGCGACCGGTACACCTATTTCCAGGTGTACGGGCACTATCCGCCTGAGGATGGCTCTTATGACCCAGCTTTGGGCAACGGGGATGAGGTCCTGAACGTGACGGTGCAGCCTGAGGTGACCGCCAAGGTTGTGCAACCCGACCCCGAGCAGCCAGCGAAGCCGAAGCGTTCGAGGAACGCCGAGACCAAGTGAGTGAGGTGCGCTCGTGACCTCACCCACCATCCAAACCCTCGCCCCGCCATCCGACCTGGCCACCCTCGTGGGGGAAACCCTGGACGAGGGCCAGGCGCTGCAGGTCTTGTTCCAGGTGACAACGGAGATCCAGGGCTACACCGGCCAGAACCTCTTCCAGGTCACCAACGACGTGATCGTGGTCGACCCGCTCCCCAGCTTCGCCGTGTTCGTGCCCGAGTTGCCAGTGACGAATGTGTCGCTGCTGGAGTACTACGACGACCGCAACGGCACCGGCTGGAACACCATCCCCGCCAGCCAGTACAGGTGGAAGTCAAACGGGCTCGTCTACATCGTGCCGAACGCGGGCTTCAACCCGACATCGTGGCCGACTGATCTGGACACGATCCGCGTCACCTACACCCACGGCTACACCACCATTCCCGGCCCCCTGTACTCGGTGTGCCTGCAGGCCGCGGCGCGGCTGGTGAACAACCCGCAGTGGCTGCAGTCGGCGCGAACCGGGGGCGTGCAGGTGACGTTCCGTGGGCACGGCGACGACCTGTTCACGGCTGGCGAGAAGGCATCGTTGGACCGGTTCTTCATGCCCGGCAACGCCTAGGGGGTGCTGTGGCTCCCATCGGCCGGCAAACCGTGACCGCTGTCCTCGTCACGTACGGCACCCCCGACAACCTAGGTGTGGCGCAGAAGGTGGAGACGCAGACCCCGATCACGGGGTGCTCGTTTCAGCCGCTGACCACGATCGAAACCCTCGGGGACGTGGATCAGGTCACCAGCCACTGGAAACTGTTCGCCCCTACCACGGTGGACCTGACTGCGATAGCGGCGATCATCACCCCCTGGGATGGGCTGCGCTACGAGGTCGACGGCGACCCGCAGGTGTGGACCGACTACTTCGGGCGTGTCTCGCACCAGGAGGTTATGTTGAGGAGGGCGACCGGCTGATGGCCAAGGACATGCAGCTCGACTACCAGATGGCAGGTATCTGGCTCCGTACCTCGCCAGAACTGCGCGCATACCTGGAGAATCTGGGCAAGAAGGGTGTCCAGTACGCTCAGAGCATTGCCCCTGTCGGCGGGGGGCGCGACCCGCACCCGGGCGCGTACCGGGACTCCATCAATGCGCAAATCTACCAGGGCAAATCGCGAATGTCTTTGCGTATTGGCGCGAAGGATCAAAAGGCGAACTGGATTGAATTTGGCGCTAAAAAGATGCCGAAATATGCGGTTCTGCGCCGAACCCTGGATTACCTTCGGGGGCTGCTGTGACCTACCTGTCCCCCGAACAGGTCGTCGTCGCCTACCTGACCGGCACGTGCGGCTTCCAGGGCGTCGCGGTCGAAACCCCAGAGAACGTCCTCGGGCTCTTGCCCTTCGCGCAGGTGACACGCGTCGGCGGCCCATCGGACTACATCAACGATATGGCCACGGTCGACGTGGACGTCCTCAACACCACCCGGGCCACCTCGCTGGCCACGGCGATCTTGATGCACCAGCGCATGATGGCGCTCCGCGGCACCGCCGTGAACGGGTGCGTCATTGACGACGTGGATGTCCTCATGGCCCCACGCTGGGTGGACTACGGCGACGAGCACCTGAAGAGGTATGTGGCGTCGTACACCATAACTACCCGTCTCGGCATTCCGCTGAGCGTTGCCGCTAGCTAGTTCTGTCGGCCAAAGGCCCCGTCGTGGCCTGTGACCCGCTCCGCTTCTGCCTTGCGCGGTTCGGCATGGCCTTTTCCTCTGACTAACCGCTCGACTCATAAGGAGAAGCGTTCATGAGCGGCGCAACTTGGCTCTCGTTGTTCAACAGCGGGCCTGCACAGCCGGGCCAGATTTTTAAGGGACTGTACGGCAGTGTCCTCATCCAGGACTACTCGACGAGCAACACGTTCGCCACGTACAGCCCGTTCGACTCCAGCACCGGTCTGTTGAACAACACACTGCTGACCAGTGACGGGTGGACTGACCTGGGCTATTTGTCCGAGGATGGCGTGGAGTTCTCGCCATCGTGGACGATGGCCGACACGAACGGTTGGCAGACGCGCCAGCCGCTCCGCAGCGATGTCACCGTGGATACTGAGCAGGCGATGTTCACGCTGCTGCAGTCGAATCCGACTGTGGACATGCTGTATGACGGTCAGCCGCTGGCGAATGCGGGCACCGAGGGTTCGACTGGGTACAGCGTGGTGCATCCGCAGGTGCCGCAGTTGGTGTACCGGTCGGTGCTGTTCCTGGGCGTGGATGGCACGACCAGTAATCCCACGTTCATGGCGAAGCTGTACCCCAAGTGCAGTGTGGTGAAGATCGACAAGCAGGATTGGCAGGCCAAGACCGAGACCCAGTACAAGATCACCGTTCAGGCATACCCGGACGGTGTCTCCGGCTATGCGCGGAAACTGTTCCGCGAGGGCCCCGCATGGCGTGCTCTGGGTGTCCCGTCGGGTGTTGGTACGATCACCGCGACCCCGGCTACTGGTTCGGTGTCGCTGTCCTGGACTGCGGCCACGGTGGGTACGGGTGCTCCAGCGTTGACGAACTACACGGTGACCGCGACGCAGATCTCCACGAACACCGCGGCCACTGGTTCGCCGTTCACTGTTGCCTCGGGCACGACCACGAAGAACGTCACGGGCTTGACGAGTGGCCAGCCGTACACGTTCACGGTGAAGGCCAACAACGCCAACGGTTCCGGCGCGACCAGCACCGTGATCGCGACCCCGAACTAACCCCTAAACCCCGGTGGGTGCGGCAATCTGGCGGCTGCCGCACCCACCGGCCTCACCCGCGTTGGGCGAGGCTGTTGATGCTAGCCACAAACTGCCGCAAGGCTGCGTGGTCGAGCTTTGCCGCCTGATACTCCCGTACCTCCGCGACGTTCGGCCCGTCGATCGTCAAGTACACGGTGCGGGAGTCGACCTTCTTTCGAGCCGCGAGGGCGAACAGGCCGAGGGCAACGAGGCGGGTCGCCGTGACTCGTTTCCGCAGTTCCCCCTCAGTCTCGATCCTCGCAGTCGCACCTTGTACGTCCAGGACACGACCGTCGCTGGTTCTCAACCCTTGCTCGTCGAGCGTGTAGTCCAGTGTCCACGGCTGCTTCTCGCCGAGCTCGGCGGCCTCACCAGCGCGGGCCTGCCTCAGCAACCAGCTGCTCTTCCCGGTCCGCTGTTCGCGGTCTTCGAGCATCTGCTTGATCGTCCGCATCACTATTCCCTTCCTCTCGCACGCTGCCGCCAGTGTGCCGCCAGATTGGATCTACCACCATGACCTCACCGAACCGTCGCCGGATGCGGCTCGCCGAGATGCGCCAGCAGGCGTCCGAAGCGTTGGGCGTCGAGCCCGGCCTGGACATCGAGCTGGAGAACGGCGAGATCGTGTCTGTGCCGTCGCCGCTGCTCGCCCCAGACGGGGCAGAGGAACTGGTCGGCGAGAACAAGACCGTCGAGGCGGCGAAGCTGATCCTGGGCATCAAGGACTACGCCCGGCTGATCAAGCATGGTGGCACCAGCAAGGACGTGATCCTCGCGTGGGCTGTGATGAAGCGGGACCTGGAGGACCGAGGCGACCAGAAAAGCGCTGGCTGAAGCCGCCGGACTACTGCGGGAGTTCCCCGAGGAGATCGAAGCCGATCTCGCGTACCGGGGCATCGACGTGGGGGACTGGTGGCGTGGCACGCTGTCGTCACGGCGCCTGATCCTGTTGGTGAAACACCTCCCGGATGACTCGGCGACGAAACGAGCAATGGCTGATGACCCGTGGCCGGCGTCCCTGCACATGCTCGTGAGCTTGTTCAACGAGCTGCGTGTGTATCGCATGGAGTTCATCAAGGCCAACGGGTCTGACGCGAAACTGCCGTTGATTCCGCGCCCGTCGGAGATGTCGGTTTCACAGGAGCGGGAGCAGTCCCGCAACGTCCACGACGCACTGCTGAGCATGATGCAGCCCGCGCAGGATCCCGAGCTGATTGATGCTCGGGAGCGGTTGTTCCGCGAGGTGCCGCAAGTTCCACAGACCGAAGTGTTTTAGGCGCGTGCCGCGGGGGTGATGCCCTGTGGCGACGTCTGTGGGGGCCGTGTTCCTGGAGATCGTTCCGTCGCTGGACAAGTTCGCGTCGCTGCTCAGCGCGGGCACGGTCAACGACGTCAAGAAGATCGGCCAGCAGGCGGGCAAGGAGTTCGGCGATGCCCTGACGGCGGGTTCGAAGTCGAACATCGAGGCGCTGAAGTCCAACCTGTCGTCGGCGGCATTGGCCACGGAACGCGCTTCGACGCAGGTTGCTGACGCGCACTCGAAGGCTGCTGCCGCCGCCGACAAGGTACAGCTGGCGGAGACGAAACTCGCCGAGGCACGTCAAAAGTACGCGTCTGACTCCAGCCAGGTGATGGCTGCCGAGCAGCGGCTATCGCAGGCGAAGCGTGACGCCGAGCTGCAGGCGGGCAAGACCGCGCTCGCCGAGAGCACGCTGACAGACGCCCAAGACAAGCAGGCTCTGTCGGCGCAGAGGTTGAAGGACGCGCAAGAGGCCAACACTGTCACTAGCGCCGGCCTTACTAAGGGGATCGGTGTTCTCGCTGCGGGCACGGTGGCGGCGGGTGTCGCTCTTGGTGGTATCGCGGTCAAGTCGGCGGCGGATTTTCAAACCCAGTTGACGCGTCTGGCGACGTCTGCGGGTGAGTCGACGTCGAACCTGAAGATGGTGGGTGACGGCATTCTCCAGATGGCTGGGGATGTCGGTACCTCGACGTCTGAGCTGACCAGCGGCATGTACACGGTCGAATCAGCCGGCTATCACGGTGCTGATGGTTTGACGGTGTTGCAGGCGGCGGCCCAGGGCGCGAGGGAAGAGAACGCGCAGCTGTCGACGGTGGCGAATGCGGTTACGGACATCCTGACGGACTACCATCTGCCGGCGCAGCAGGCGGCGGATGTGACGTCGAAGCTGGTTACCGCGGTCTCGTTGGGCAAGACGAACTTCGAGGACCTGTCTGGGGCGATGTCGTCGATTGCCCCGGTGGCGTCGGCGTCGCACGTGTCACTCACGGACATTTTGGGTGACTTGGCGGAGATGACCGCGCATGGTGTGTCTGCGGATCAGGCGGCGCAGAACCTGGCGAACACGGTCCGGTCACTGTCGAATCCGACGAACGTGATGACGCAGGAGCTGGCGCAGCTGGGGATCCGCTCGGATCAGGTGTCACAGAACCTGGGCAAGACTGGTGTTTCGGGCGCGTTGATGTCGATCAGCGACGCGATCATGCAGCACATGGGTCCTTCGGGCACTGTGCTGATGAGCACGTTCAACCAGAGCAAGATCGCCGCTGAAGACGCGCAGAAGATGTTCCAGGGTTTGCCGCCGAACTTGCAGAAGATCGCGACTCAGTTTGATCAGGGTAAGATCTCGATGAACGATTGGCGGCAGGGTTTGAAGAACCTGCCCGCCGATCAGGCTGCGTTGTTGACGCAGTGGGTCAATATGCGGAACAACGCTGACGGGTTCTCGCAGGCGTTGAAGTCGGGTAGCACTGCGGCGCAGACGTATACGCAGGCGTTGGCTAAGGCCACGGGTAACTCGACGTCGATGAACGTTGCTTTGATGTTGACGGGCGAGAACGCTGGTTCGACCTTGTCGAACATCAACGAAATCTCTGGCGCGACCAACGAGGCTGGGCGTAATGTCAAGGGCTGGTCGGACATTCAGGGCACGTTCAATCAGAAGCTGGCTGAGGCGAAGGCAAGCTCTGAGGCGTTCATTACTGCGATCGGTGAGAAGCTGCTTCCTGCCGCGACAGCGGCCTTGGGCTGGGTTACCGACTTCACCCACGGCTTGACCGGCCTGGGAACGTGGCTGAAGCAAAACATCAACTGGATCGGGTTGTTCGCGGCCGTCATTGGCGGCCTGGTGACGCCGATCTTGGCGGTCAAGGCTGCGATGTCGGTGTGGGCTGCGGCAACGAAAGCTGTCGAGATAGCTCAAGTTGCCCTGAACTTGGTAATGAGGGCCAACCCGATCATGCTGATCGCGACAGCGATCATGGCTGTAGTCGCTGGGCTTGTCTACGCTTATTTCCACTTTGAGTCGTTCCGCAACATCGTCAACGCTATCGGAACCGCCATCAAGGTTGGTTTCCTGGCGGCGGTCCATGGTATCGAGGTCGGCTTCAACGCCGTGGTCGCGGCTGCGAAGGCGGTGGGCGCGGCGGCGGTGTGGCTGTACCAGAATGCGTTGAAGCCGGCGTTCGACGCGATCGTGTCGGCCGTGAAAGCGGTGGGTGCCGCAGGCGTGTGGCTGTACCAGAACGCACTGAAACCAGCGTTCGACGCGGTCGTGACCGCCGTGAAAGCGGTTGGCGCTGCGGCGGCGTGGCTTTGGCAGAACGTTTTACAGCCGGTGTTCAACTTCATCGCACAGGCTGCGATCATCGTCGCCAAGGTCATTATAGCGATTTGGATCGCACCGTTCGTGCTTGCCATCAAGGGCTTGGCCATAATTTTCAGCTGGTTGTGGACAAACGCCATTAAGCCGGCTCTTGGGGCCATCGGCTCCGCAGCGATCTGGGTGTTCCAAAATATCCTACAGCCAGCATTCAACGGGGCCACTGCTGTCGTTAGCACGTTGGGTAAATTCTTCTTATGGCTTTACGACAGCGCCGTCAGACCCGTCCTCGAATGGATCGGTCGAAGATTCCAGGAGATGCGGCTGGCATTTGAGATCGAGTGGAAGTTCCTGCGTGACAACGTCCTCCAGCCGCTCGCGGACTTCTTCGTCCACACCGTGTGGGAAAATGGTATCCTAGCAGCGGCAAACTGGATCTCCGACAAGTGGACATGGCTGCGTCAGGTCTTCGACCAGGAGTGGAAGTTCCTGCGTGACAACGTCCTCCAGCCGCTCGCGGACTTCTTCGTCCACACCGTGTGGGAGAACGGCATCCTAGCCGCAGTCAACTGGATCTCCGACAAGTGGAAGTGGCTGCGTCAGGTCTTCGATGAAGAGTGCAAGATCCTGCGGGACGACGTCCTGCAACCGATCGTAGATTTCTTCGTCCAGACCGTGTGGGAGAACGGCATCAAGGCTGCTCTCGATGCGTTGGTGTCCGGGTTCCATGATGGCGTCTCCAAGATCGGTGACATCTGGGATGGATTGAAGAAACTGTTCGGCACGCCGGTCGAGTTCGTGATCCGCACGGTCCTGAACGACGGGATCATCAAGGGCATCAACTGGGTTCTCAAGCAGGTAGGTATCAGCGGGATCCCGAACATCCCGGACCCAAACCTGCCGACGTTCGCCACTGGTGGTGTCGTGCCCGGGTACGCGCCCGGTCAGGACACGGTGCACGCCCTGCTGTCCCCAGGTGAGGGTGTGCTGGTGCCGCAGGCCACTGCGGCGTTGGGTGGGGCGAGAGGGATCGCCGCGATCAACTCCCTGTACGGGTCTGGTGGGACCGGCCCCACCATGACTGGCGGCCTGCCCGGGTACGGCCTGGGTGGTTTCGTCTCTGACGTTCTCAACGGCATCGGAGCGGAAGCCTCCGCCGCGTGGAGCGGGCTGAAGAACGTTGTGCTCGGCGGCCTACGAGCCGCCGCGCAGGGGTTCTTCACCGGGGTCGTCAACCCTTTGGTTGGGCAGATCCCGGGAAGCCCGGACAATGTTGCTAAGAGGGCGTTGACGGGCATGACCCAGAAGGTCGAGACGGACCTGCTGAACTTCCTGGGCCAGAAGGACGCCACCGCCCCCGCGTTGGGTGGGACGATCCCCGCAGGCCAGCACCTGGCGATCATCGACGCCGCACTGTCGGCGGACGGGATCCCCAAGGATGCCTGGGCGGTGTGGGAAGCCGGTCTGAACACGCTGATCAGCCGCGAGTCCGGGTGGAACGCGAGCGCGGTCAACAACTGGGACTCCAACGCCAAAGCCGGCACCCCCTCCACGGGGTTGGCGCAGGTGATTGGGCCGACGTTCGCGGCGTACCGCAACAAGTCGCTACCCAACTCCCTGGTGGATCCGGTGGCGAACGTGGCGGCGGCGATCAACTACATCGGCGCCCGCTACGGGACCATCACGAATGTCGCGCAGGCCAACGCGAACCTGCCCCCGCAGGGCTATGACTCTGGCGGCTACCTGATGCCGGGCGTGCACACGGTGTTCAACGCCACGGGCCGGCCGGAGGCGGTGTTGACGCCGCAGCAGACGGCGAACCTGCACTCCATCGCGAACAACCCCAGCGGTGAGGTGCACGTGCACGTGTATCCGCGTGAGGCGCAGTCGGAGATGTCGATCGCTCACGAGGTGGCGGCACGGATCGGGCACGAGCTACGCAGATAGGAGTGTGGCTCGATGTCGTTCGTCTACAACCAGGTGCTGTACGGGCCGCAGTACACGATCAGCGACTCGTCCGGCACCCCACAGGTGACGATCAACACGACCGATGCGAATGGCGTCGACTGGATCCTCACCAAAGAGACCGGCTGGTTCGCGTCGGCCCCGCCGAAGCCGGCGCGAACCAACAAGGCCGGCGCCACCGGCTCGTACCGGTCGCAAAACTTCCGGGGAGAACGAATCATCTCCCTAGAGGGGACGATGACCGCCCCCACCATCACCGCGCTACGCAACGCCCAACACCAGCTGGCCGCAGTGTGCGGGGACCCGGCTCAGCTGTACACGCTGGCGTGCGCGGAGGAAACCGGCACCCTCACCGCGCAGGTCGAGCTGGACACCCAGATCCTCATGACCCCCATCGCGTATCTGACATGCGCGTGGACGATCCAGTTGGCGGCACCGGATCCGACGAAGTACTCCTCGACCTTGCAGCAGGCGTCCACGTTCCTGCCGTCCGCTACTGGCGGCCTGGACTGGTCCACCGGGGGTGGCCTGGACTGGTCCACGGGGGGTGGCCTGAACTGGGGCACCACGGTGTCGAACGGCACAGTCGCCGTCCTCAACGGCGGCACCGCCCCGACGTGGCCAACGTTCACCGTCAACGCCGGCACGGGCATCACGAACCCCACGATCACCTGCTCCACCACAGGCCAAGTTCTGCAGTACGCGTCCACCCTGAACAGCGGAGACCAGCTGGTGATCTCCACGAGCCCGTTCAACCGGTATGTGCAGGTCAACGGCTCGGATCGGCGCCCGTTCTTGACGACATCCCAGTGGTTTTCGTTCTCCGCCGCCACCGCCTATGTGCTCGCGTTCTCCGCCAGCTCCTACTCGTCCACCGCCAGCCTCGCCGTGTCTTGGTACCCCGCCTACCACTAGAGGAGCTGACCCATGGTCGCGATCGATGGGGCATGGTCGCTCCAATCAACGAACACCGCCAAGATCGGCCGATACCACGATGTCGCGTTCCTCGGCACCGGCACGAGCGCCCTGTCAAACAGCGCGAGATCTGGGGTGCTGTGCTCCACATCGAACAACGGCACCTACGTTGACCTGTGGGTGGGGCAGCACGGGTCGGGCACGAACCTGAGCGTGGACGTGTTCGCCGGGGCGGGTGTCATCAACCGCGCCGGTCAAGGCCCCTATCTGGCGATCTCCAGCTCAACGGTGACAGTGACACTGTCGACGGCGGACCCGACGAACCCCCGCATCGATCTGATCATCATGCGCGTGTACGACGGGGTCCTGTCTGACGGGTCCACGCAGGCCACGATCGAAGCAGTCACTGGCACCCCCGCTAGCTCCCCGGTCGCGCCGTCGTTGCCGACGAACACGGGGGGCGGCACGGTCGCGATCCCGCTAGCGCAGGTGCGGGTCAACGCGAACGCTACCGGCATCACCCAGTCCAACATCACTGATGTGCGTAACTCCGCCGGTCTGCGGGGCGGGTTCCGCCCCATGCTGCCCGGCGACAACGTGTCCTCGACGAGCCCGACCGCCTACATCGACGGCGAGGGCTCGTGGGTGGAGGGTGCTGGTGGGACGACCGGGAACTACCGGGCGTGGGTAGGCGGCAAGTGGAACGACGTGTGGCTCAGCCCAGGGTTGGGGTTCGCGAAGTATGTCGCGGCCGTTAGCCGCTCGATCACCACCAACAACTCCGAGTTGAAGTTTCAGTTCGACTCGGGGGCGACCACGACACCGGACATCACTGCCGCTGTCGGGGCCGGGTACAGCGCCTACACCGACTTCACGTTCAACCGGGCCGGCGTGTGGGAGATCAAGTTCCATTCCTCGTGCAACGCCCTGTCCACGCAGGCCGCGGGCTGGTTCGCGTTTAACTTGCGTGATGCCGCGCTGACCACCGTGTACCGCAACGACATCCGGAAAATCCTGGATGGCACAAACGGCGCGAACGGCGAAACCCAAGGGTCTGTGGTCATGACGGACGCGTTCAACGTCGGCGACACACTGTCGTGCACGTACACCAAGTGGGACGCCAACACCGCGACCTACTCGACGGACGTGTCCGCGCCAGGCAAGAACTGTGTGACGTTCCGCTGGGTCGGCCCCAAGTGATGTGAGGGGAGGTTGTCGTGGGTCTGCCCGCCCGCTGGAAGATCGCCGTGTTCGATGTGCGCACCGGCCGGATCCAACACGACGACATGCCCATCACCGGGATCCCCACGTTCACGCGGCAGATCAACAACGAGGGCGCGATCTCCGTCACAATCCAGCCCCAAGACCCAGGCGTCCCGCCACAGACGACGCTGCGAGGGATGCTCGCCCCATGGCGGTTCGGGCTCGCCGTCTACCGCGGCAACACGATCGTCCAGGCAGGCCCGATCGTGGATGTTCAGGTCCCCGACAACGCCACCCCACAGGTGAACGTGCAGGCCAAAGGCATCTGGGGACTGTTCACCGACAAGCGGCTGCTGGTGAACCCCACCTACACACTGTCCCCAACCACGAGCGGGGCCACCCTGGCGCTGTCCGCTGCGGGGGACACGACGTACACGCGCATGGCGCTGCACGACATCGCCGCACACCTCATCTCCGACAACATGTCCCGCGGCACCGCCTACCAGCTGCCGATCGACATCCCCACCGATGTGGGCGGCACCCAGACCCGCACGTACGCTCTCGCAGACCTAGCGATGGTCGGGGCTCGCCTGGCGGACCTAACGCAGGAAGTCGGCGGCCCCGACATCGACTTCAAACCCTATTTCGATCCCGCGAACCCCGGCTACATTCGGTGGTCGATGAGGATCGGAAACCCGATCCTGCAACAGGCCGGTGCGCAGCTGTTCTTCGACCAGCTCTCGTCGTTTGAGACGTTCGGTGTGGACGTGAACGGCGCGAACCTCGCCACCGACGTGATCCTCAAGGGCACCTCGTCGACGAACGCCCCGACGGCGGTCATGTCGCAGTCCACGACCCTCACCGCTGGCGGCTACCCGGCGCTGGACATGGTCGACTCCAGCCACAATGACAGTGCCGACCCGGTGACGATGCAGGGCTGGGCTGATGGGGATCTCGCGTTGTACTCGTACAACGTGGAGACGTGGACGTCGCTGGTGCGGATCGACGCGAACGCCCCGGACATCTCCTCGTACGATCCGGGCACGTATGCGACGTTCACCGTCAGCCAGCACTGGTGGGAACCGCCCGGCCAGTACCAGCAGCGCATCCTGGGCTTCAGTCAGGGCACGACCCAGGACAACATGGCCGTGATCCTCCAAGCGGTACAGGGGATGCTCTGAGATGGTTGCGACACCACGCCAAGACGGGTTGACCGACCGGCTGAAGGCTGTCAGCCGCCAGTTAGAGGTGTTGTCCCGCACCAGGTACACGCAGTACCAGCGGATCCCGCTACTGTCGACTGCCGCGAACAACGACTACAGCAACACCACCACCACGGCGAAGCAGCTCGCGATCGGCGGCTACACGTTCTCCGCAAGCGTGCCCGCGATCCACGTCGGCTGGTATGTGACACTCACAGCCTCTGGTGGCGCGGCGGCCGCGCAACTGACCGTGCAGGCGGTTGATGCGGAAACCCTCGCGGTGTCGACGCTGCTCACCATCACCGGCACCACCCCGGGTGCGGGTGTCCTGTCCGCCGCTCTCGCCGGCACCTTGACTGGCGTCATCGACACGGCCTATCAGGTCCCGTCCTCGTGGTACGGGCACACCGTTGTGTTGCAGTGCTACAGCCAGATGCTGTCCGGCACGGGCACGATCGTGGCCTACCCGGTCTACGCGACTGAAGCCGCAAGCTAGCTCCTGTCTTTTGGCCGACCGCCGCCCGGCCCCTGATACCCGAGAGGGCCACCCATGGCTGATGAGCCACCAGTGGTGCCCGCGCACACGCAGGCCACCACTCACCACTATGTAACGCACTTCCCACCCCATCCTCCTAGGGCTGAGGACCCGCATTACCGGGACTTCGAGGCGTATCGGCGCCGAACCAAGGACACTGCACGCTGCCAGTTCGCTGTCGAGTGTGGTGACGATTCCGAGTGCCACGGTGGCCTGGAGCTGCACCACACGCACGTCGAGTTCTCTCTGCAGAACGGTGTCGACTTGGCCCGACTGGAGCACCTGTACCCGGGGATCTCTGACCCCGAGCAGGTGGGGGAGTGGATCGAGACCGCCCCGAATTTCCAGTGGCTGTGCGCGTTTCATCACCGTGGGCACGGCGGCGTCCACACCGCAGCCGCAGCCGACTACGAGGCCAGCAAGTGGGTAAAGGGGCTGATCACGTGAGCGGTGACTTCGGGATCGATGTCAGCTCCTTCAACACGATCACGGACTGGTCGGCGGTTAAGGGTGCGGGGAACAGCTGGGCGTGGGCGAAAGCCACCCAAGCCGATGGTTACGTGAACCCGCTGTTCGCGTCGCAGATGGCGTCTGGCCGTGCGGCTGGTCTCGCCATGGGCGCCTACCACTTCCCGGACCCGCGGGTGTCAGTGGCGACGAACGCGCAGCACTTCGTGGCGGTTGCCGGCGCGCAAGGAGCATTCCAGCCGGGGTCGTTCGTGCCCATGTTGGACATGGAGAACTCGCCCGGCGACGGCATCACATGGTCAGCCCAAGGAGCAAACGCGTTCATCCCAGCGTTCCGGGATGCGCTGAGGTCAGCGACTGGGCAGCAGCTGCTGTGCGTGTACGGCTCGGAGTCGTGGTTCGCCAACGGGTTCCTCACCCCAGCGACGTGGGCGGACAGCGGCGTGGTGTTGTGCGCGGCCCAGTACACGGGGCAACCCGGCCAGCTTGGCTGGTCCCACCCGCGACTGGCGATCCACCAGTACACCGACAACGCGCCAACACCAGGCGCTACGGGCGTGACAGACAGGTCCGTCACCGTAGGCGGGTGGGGACTCGCCGATCTCACGATTGGAGAGGACTTTCTCATGGCACTCGCCGACTGGCAGCAGCAGCGCATCTTCGACCGGGTTCTGTCCATGTCTCAGGGCGTGGAGGGCGAGAACTTCGACGGGGATCAGTTCAAGCGCGAGGAGGGGGAGCGGCAGCAGATCCTCACCGCCCTCAACGGCCTGGTCACGCAGGTGACTGCGATCCAGGGCGCGTTGACGCAGCAGGAGACGGACCTGTTGGCGGCGATCAAGGCTGAGCCTGTGGCGAGTGTGGACGCGGCCGCGGTGGCGAAGGCTCTGTCGGATGCGGGCCTGCCGCAGCAGGTCGTGTCGGCGCTGCTGGCCGTGCTCAGCAAGGCCGCCGCCGCCTGATTCCCCCACACCCATTGAGGAGTTTCTGCGTGTCCAACTACCTGCGTCTGCCGGGCAAGTTCGGCCGGAAGCCGGCGGACTTGTCCCGTCCGCACCTGCGCCTCACCGCGCATCTGCGGCCTGAGGCGGTGAGCCTGCCGCCGAACCCTGTTGTGGTGGACTGGCTGTCTCTGGTCGCCGAGTGGCCGATGTTTCTGAATGATCAATTGGGCTGCTGCACTTGCGCCATGATCGCTCACGCCTGCGAGGCGTACAGCACCTACGGCCAAGGCGTCGAGGACAGCATCACCGACAACGACGTCCTGACCGCCTACGAGGCTGTTGGCGGCTACGTGCCGGGCGATCCCAGCACCGACGGCGGCGCAGTCATCCAGGACGTCCTCAGCTACTGGCGGCGCACCGGCATCGGCGGGCACAAGATCGCCGCGTTCGCCCGTGTCGACCACACCAACCTCGATGAGGTGCGTGCCGCGGTGAACGTGTTCGGGGCGCTCCTGATCGGCGTGAACCTGCCGGCAATCGCCCAGGAGCAGTTCGCGAACGGCCAGCCGTGGGACGTTGTGGCCTACGACGGCGGCATTGAAGGCGGCCACGCGGTGCATGGCGGCGCGTACGACGAGAACACCAAGACATTCACGGTGACCACGTGGGGCCAGACCCAGAAGGTGACCGAGGCGTGGTGGCTGCACTACGTCGAGGAGTGCTGGGTGGCGATCAGCCCCGAGTGGCTGTCTGCTGCTGGCCTGAGCCCAGAGGGGATCGACCTGTACGGGTTGGGTGAGGACCTTGCTCGGATCACTGGCAAGCCCAACCCGTTTCCTCGTCCCAACCCCGAGCCCATCCCCGGTCCCGCCCCAACCCCCACGCCTGTCCCTCCTGGCCCGCCTGTGGTCGACCCTGACCAGGCTCTGGCGGCGGCTGCTCGGACGTGGCTGACCGCCGGCCCACACCACTCCCGAGCTGATCGGCACCTGGCTGGCGAGCTCCACGCCTGGCTCGCCGAGACCAGCCTCTGACCACCCAGTTCCTGTTATCCAGCAAGGAGAACCTGTGTTCACCCTCGCGTTCTGGCAAGGCGCGTTCGAGCGCGCCGTCAAGACTTTTGCCCAGTCCCTGATCGCCGTGCTCGGCGTGTCCGGCCTGACCCTGGGCACCGCCCCGTGGGGCACTGCCCTAGGCACCGCTGGCCTCGCGGCTCTGCTGTCCGTGCTGACCAGCCTCGCAACGCCGGCGACGGTGGCTGCCCCGAGAACCCCGCAGCCGCCAGCCACCCGAGACTGAACTGTCGCTTAACTGGATGAGAGGTCGTGCAGTGAGCGGGGGTGAACGTGGGTGACCTGGCCACTTTGCTCGGTGGGATCGGGTCCCTCCTCGGAGGTCTCACTTCCTCGGTCGCGTTGGCAATCGGGTTTTTCCGGATCAGCCAGCGTGAGCGCGGGCGCGCTGCCGAGTCGGCTGCGGAACGGGCGATGGACGAACTGCTCGACGCGGTCGCCGACGGGCAAGTCACTGCGGAGGAGCTGGAGCAGGTGCGCCGCACCCTTCGGCATGAAGAGGGCGGCGAGCGCAGGGAGCACCGGCCTGAGGCAGAGGGGGGCCTGGCGTGACGGATGACATCCGGAAGGCGATCATCGCACCAGCTGCGGAGGCCGCCAAGGACACGCGGTCTCATCGGCTGCTCGCAGCTGGTGGGATTCTCGCGGTCTTGTTCTTCGTCACCGCAGTGATCCTGTTCTACGTGCGGGCGAATTCGTTGCAGGCGCAGGTGGATGACCTGTCAAGTCGGGCGCAGGTGGCGCAGGCCGGGTGGGAGACGGTCGCGAGCCAGGTACGGAAGTTGGGGGCGACGCCGAGCGCGATTCCGCCAGGACCGGCGGGCGCGCAGGGCCCGGCTGGTCCGGCGGGGGCGGCGGGGCGTGGGATCGCCAGCACGAGTATCCGTGGCGGGGATCTGTGGATCACCTACACCGACGGCACCGCCACGGACGTCGGCGCCGTGCAGGGAGCAGCAGGGCCAGCGGGCCGTGGGATCACCGGCGCCAATGTGACCTCGGGGCATTTGGTGTTGGCCTACAGCGACGGGTCCACCTCGGACGTCGGGCAGGTCGTCGGTCCGCAGGGTGCCGTCGGCGCTGCGGGGCGTGGCATCAAGTCGGTGTCCACCACGAACGGCGAGCTCGTGGTCACCTACGACGACGGCTCGACCGCAGACGCTGGCCCGCTGCCCGCCGGGCCCCCAGGACCTGTCGGGCCAGCTGGCCCTTCGGGTGCCCAGGGTCCGCCTGGATCCCCTCCGGCAGGGTGGACATGGACTGACGAGTTGGGCCGCACCTACCAGTGCGCCCGCGACCCGGAGTCCTCCGACACATCGCCGACGTACACGTGCACTACGGCGTCGCCGACAAGCACAGCCAAGACCGCCCGGGCCCGAACGTCCGGCCGTTGAGCAATGCCCTACACCTCGCATGGTTGGTGGATCGACCGCGGCCTGCCTGAACGGCCTGTCCCGCTGCGGTTCGACTGTGGTGGCCCGCACCTGTGTCCGGAGTGCGCTGTGGAGGCGCACCGTGCCGATGCCGAATCTGTTGGGAGGCCGCAAATGCCGCTTTCGGTTGGGGCGAGCCCGGATGACGTGGAGCGCTTGACGGGGATGCTGCGGGCCGTCGGCCAGTTCGGGCATCGGCTTGGCCGGATCTGTGACGACTGCGTCCAGGCGCTGGAGCAGGTGACAGCACCACCAGCCGGTGAGGACTGCGACGATGACACGGCTGCGCAGCAACGCGCCGACGATGACGGATGGCCCCCGTCCGACTAGACTTCGTGATGTTCTCGTTCAATACGCAAGCGAAGCGCCCCCATCCTGGCCTACACGGTCAGGGTGGGGGCGCTTTCGTGCGTTCAGGGGTCAGCGCGGGTCGAACTTCAGGGACTCCTGGTAAGGAGATTGCTCGCCGCACACCTGACGGCACTCAGCTATCACCGCAAGACCCAACTCCACATTGGCCTCCACACCAGCACTGTCCCCGCGGCGCAAGGCATGCTGGCTGAAGTAGGTATGGGTCTTGACCTTCTCGACGTGCTTACAGGTGCCCATCAGATGTCCTTAGTCTGACGGTTGGTGTGGTTGTCGTTGATGGTGACCAGACGATCAGGCTCAACGACCAGCTCCCGTTCTGCACGGGAGTAGACCCCGGGTCCGGCCAGCACGAGCCTGCCGTCGTCCGTGTGGTCGATGCGCTTGATCCTGTGCCAGTTACCTCGGATGCTCACTGCCTGTCCGAACTGGACCGCCTCGGCGGGGATCTGGCGGACGCCTGTGACAGCACTGGTCATAGGGGCCTCCTGTTGTTTGAGGACATCGTTGGTGAGCCCCGCTGCCCTGAGGATGTTGACGACGGTCTGCTTGGCGAGCTTGGACGTGGCGATGATCTCCGCCTGGGTGGCCCCAGCGCGGCGGGCGTCGCACACGAGCGGGTCGCGCTGTGCGTTGTTGTGGGCCCACTGTGCAAGCCGGCCGAGGGCGGCGGCCTTGGGGTCGATGCTGACGTTCTCGGTCACGGTCTAAATATAGACCAGTCTAGTTCTAGACCGCTAGACGTCCGATCGGGTGACACTAGGGATGAGACCGGCGGCACCACCGCGCAGACCAGCCCAGATCACCCAGGAGGCCCCTGAACAGACCCCAGCAAACTGACCTCAAACCTCAGATGCGGACACTCCAGAAAAACCGTGACCGTGTGAAGCGACCTGGCCGGATCACCCGGGTCATCCACACTGGTGTGGCTACGTGAGACCACCCGGGCATCGATGCAGTTGGTGATGTGCTCGTCGGGGAACTGGTCGCTGAGGAGACCGAAGATCATCACGTTGTCGTCCACGAAACCCCCTCCTTCCTACCTCGGGTCATCTCCACCACCAGCGCCACCCAAGACAGCGGGGGAGGTCACGCGACGTGGAAGTTATCTGAGGGATGCCACATCTTCTTGGGCTTCCAGCGCATAGTCGGATCGTCGGCACGCACTGCCTCGCGCACGGCGGTCGATGGCACCAGCAGGATCACGGACTCGGAGCCGTACGGCCAGCGCGCCAGGCCGAAGCCTCGAAGGAGATGCCAATAGGTCGTCTGGGTGTCGGTGTAGCCGATCTCCAGCGGGACCACGCCCGTCGGGCCGAGCGGGTTGACATACGCCCACGCCTCGGCCGCAGGCTCGTCCTTGATCCGCATACCGAGAACGATCTCATTCGACCACGTGAACCAGCCATCACCGTAAGGAGAGAGGTCTTGGTCAGCGTCGACTCCAGCGGTGACGCCAGGGTCCTCCGGCCCCTCAATAACCGAAAGGGCATTCAGCGCGGCCTGGTTCCGTTCGCGCTGACGATCGGCGTAGGGCGTGCAGCCGATGGGCAAGCGGGTGACCGCAAGCTCACCTATCGCCCAGAACTGGTAGAGCTGGTGCAGGTAGGCGTACTGGCCAGCGTTCCAGCCGCCGAACGGCTGGCCGAAGGCGTCGGTGAGCCACTTCCAGTGTGGGTTCCGGGCGAGCTCTCGGGCGAACTCGATCTGCTTGACCCCCTCAGGGTCGGCCATCATCTTTCTGCCAACCTCGTCGGCGGCGGCGCGCAACGGCATGTCTCGGTCTACCTCTCTGCGGTTGTAGGTCAGAGGATGTTGTCGGGGGCTTCAACCCACTCATCGACTTCGCGGAAATACTCGTACAGCACCGCAGATGTGGGGGTATGGCCGGTGATCTTCGCGATGGTCTTGTTGTCGTGGCCGGCTCGCCGGGCTTCAGTAGCAAGCCCAGAGCGGAGGGAGTGGCCTGTCAGGTGCAGACTTACGCCTGCCCGTACCGCCGCCCGGTCGATAACGCCGCGTACCCCACGAGGCCCCAGAGGCCGCAGGTTGCCGTCTAGGTCGCGGCGTAGCTGGTCGTTCTTGGCGATCTGCGCGAAGGCGGGACCTTCGCCGTAGCCAGCTGCGGCTATCCACTCGCGCCACGCGAGCACGGGGCAGATGTCTGGGTCTTTGCCGAAGGGCACCGGGACGCGTCGGCCGCCTGTCTTGCCGAATCGGATGTTGACGACGATCCCATGTCCGTCGGCGTCCTCGATGTCCGACACGATCAGGTTGGCAAGCTCCGCAGAACGAGCGGCGATGCGGAACCCGAGGAGGACGAGCGCTTTGTCCCTACGGCCTGCCAGGGTGTCCGGGCAGACGGCCGCGATGCGGTGCAGATGGCCAACCCTCGCGGCCGGGGCGCGTCCCCGGCCGAGTTTCACGGCTGCCTTGGTCAACTCCTTGCGGTAGACCTTCAGTGCTTCCCGCGCTGCCTTCTTGGCCTCACTGGACGGCTCGCAACCGCGCCTGGCTAGGCCAACGACGGCACCCGCAAGGCGACGATCGATCGTGGACGGTGCTTGCGGCCGGGGGAGTGCCTCTGGGTTGAGGGTGAGCTCCTCGGCAGTGGGGGGCTTGTCCTGGAGCCACTTGACGAACCCCACCAGCGCGCCGAGGGTGTTCGCGGTCTCGGGGATGCCGATCAAGCCGCAGTACTGCCGCCACACCTTCCAGTCCGTCTCGTAGGACCGTTTGGTGTTGTCTTCTTGGTTGTCTTCGAGGTACTGCGTGGCCGCTGCGTCGAGCGCGGCTAGCGCCTCACTGGGGGCGACTACTTGGCCGCTGGGTGTGGCGGGAACAAGGTCACGAGTGGGGTCCATGATGTCCGGTTAATTCCCTCCGATATGTCAGCTTATCGGAGTCTATGGTACCAGAAGGCGACTTCACCGTGGACTAGTTTCCAACCCCTTCTCGCTCATCTGTTCGACCGCCCGTACCCTCCGCCCATGCAGCTGCTCTACGCGTTCCAGGACGCCGCTGGCGACTGGCACGGCCACCCGGACGACGACATCGACTGGGCCCGGCCGGCTCGTCGCCAGGCTGACGACGAGCCGATCTCCCGTCGACGTACCCGCTGGGCGGCGATCACACAGGAGCTGGCCGCCCCTCGGTGCAACAGGTCAGTCAGGCAGCGGTACAGGCACAGCATCGACGCAGCAGAAGCCTCGCTGCGGGCCGTGTGTCGGGCAGCGCGTCTTCCGCATGGTGCGGCCGGACATGTCCGCGAGCACCTCGGCCAGGGTCGGCCGGGACAGGTCGGCGAAGGCCGTGTGTTGGATCCACACGTCACCGTCAGGCTGCTCGGCCAGCAGGCGCCTGGTCACGGGGCCGCGGGACACGCGGATCTGGCCGAGGCCGGCGGCGAACAAGGCGTCGATCACCTGCTCGTCGCGCTCGTCGGCACGGCCGAGGCGCTCACGGACGAGATGGACAAGGTAGTCGCGGGTGGAGATCATGGCTGCTCCCCTATGGTTGGGCGGCGCGGGAGGGGGCGTCTGTCATCGGTTTCCTCCGTCGCACTCGTCGTGGATGGGGTTGGTGGTGCCCGCATACACGATGCGGGCGTAGACGAAGTGCTCCTGGCATGGGGTCAGGAGGTCGTGGTTCGGATACTCGGTCATGTCCTCGACCAGAGTGCGGGCCTGGTCGTCGTCGGGGAACTCCAGGAGCACGTAGGTAGTCACAAGTGCCGCCTCGACTTGCCGGTCCACTTTGCTGCCAGCTTGCGAGCCACGCCGCGTGCATCGAACGGATCGCCAGCAGCACCAGCGAACTGGGCGCGTACCAACTCGTCCTCCAGGTCAGTTGCTGCGCCAGCTTGCGACCTGGCGGCCTCTGCGGGGGTTGGCGGCTTCTTGTGGCCAGCAACTCGGCGGATCATCGCCCCTCCTCCACGTCCACGTCTTCGGTCGCCCAGTCCACTGGCCGCACCCTGTCTGCTGCTGCGTCGTCGACACCGCGGCGGATGGAAGCCTCCGTGAGGTCTACCGCTGTCCACTTCGAGTGTGTGACCGTGCGCTGTACCACGCAGCTGCCCTCCCGGTCGGGATGGGCGGCTACCGCCTGCTCGGCGCGCTCGCGGTCCGCTGGCAGCTGCCCGAAGTGCACGTAGTGCTCGGTCCCGTCTGGGTACACCCAGTGGACACCCCACTCGGTGTGGGAGAAGCCGGTGTTCGGGTCCTTCACGCCTCCACCTTCCCGTGTTGGGTGTCCCACTCCGACAGGAGATCGAGGGCCGCTTGGGTCACGTGGTAGTCCCAGCGGGTGCCCGGCCCCCGCACGATGCCCACCTCGTTCTGCATCCTGGTCAAGCACGCCGACTCGACCGGGGACATGTTGTAGCCGTGGCCCCCGTTCCAACCGTGTTCGCCGAGCCGGGCCTGGAGGTTGACGACTTCGGCGAGGAGCTTGTGCCGCAGCTCGGTGCGCCGCAAGGTGTTCACGCCTCCTCCTTCCCGTGCTTCTCGTCCCATGCCGCCAGGAGAGCACGGCCGGAGTCGGTGAGCCGCGCCCGGTACTTGGTCCCCATCCGGCCGAGGCGGTTGCGCTGGATGTACGGCAGCACGTCCAGTTCGGTGCGCTTCTCGGGCCCAGCCAGGAACTCGCCGTCACGGACGAGGCTGTCGCCGATGCCGATGTACACCTCGACCCGGCCAGCGGCGATGGCCGACAGGAGACCGTGACGCTTGGTTGTGCGCTTCAGGTCGCTCACGACTGCCCCTTCGCGGCCTCAACCTGAGCGGTGCGGCCACTACGAATCCACTCGACGGCCGCCAGCATTGCCTGAGCGCGCTCGTAAGCGTCGTCCACGTCGATCTCCTTGCGGTCGACGTAGATCCGGCCGTAGGCGTCGATGGTGACGTTCGCGCCGAAGTTGGCCCCGATCAGCCACGGGCTACCGTCCGGGTGCCGACCCATGGCGAGTTCGGGGTTGGGGTTGAAGGGCGGCTGCGGGGGCTTGCGGGCCATGTCGGGTCTCCTCTGTGCGGTGTGGGATGTGCAGTGTTGTGCCCCCAGCGGGAGTCGAACCCGCTGAGTGGACCGTCGGGGCTGGTGGTGTCAGTGTCGGATTGGGGTGGCCGCCCCGGCTGGAGAACGGGGCGGCCGGACAGGTGGTCAGAGGTCGCAGTCGGCGGCGAGCTCGCCGTAGGTGTTGTTCCAGCCGTCCACGACCTGGAACGCCCAGTCCGGGTGCTCCTTGCTGAGCTGGTTCATCGAGCACACCGCTTCACCGACGGTGACCCAGCCCTGCGACTCCGGGTCAGCCTTCACCCAAAAGTCAATTTTCTCGCCGTGCTTCAGCCTCTGCACCCAGTAGCGACGAGGCGGGTACGTGTTGGTCGCGTGGCAGGTGAGGGCGTGATGCCACAGGAGGTTCAGCTCGTCGCGGAGCTTCTCGGCATCGGCCTCCAGTAGATCGTCAGCCTCGAAGTGATCGGTCTCGGGGTTGTAGACGCCGTAGCGGCCGGTGGCCCCGTTGCGGCTGACGATGTAGACGCGCGTGGTGGTCATCTTAGTCTCCTTGGATGCGGCTTCCGTCTGCCAGTCACTTTACGCCAGCACGTTGCATGGGTCAACCGTGTACGCTGGTTACCCCATGACGTAACATTGCACGAAGCAACCCCAGAAAGGACCACCACATGCCCCCCGTGATCGACACCCACATCCCGCCGCTGGTCAACACCGCCAGCGCAGCGGAGATCCTCGGTGTCTCACGCGCATGGGTCCAGAAGCTCTACCGCACCGGGCGGCTCCCCTGCCGCCCCGTCGGTGAAGACACCAGCGGCGGCAAGCGGCGGTACCGGCACATCCTGTTCCTCAAGAAGACCATCACCCGCTACGCCAAACACGGGCTACCCCCGCTGGAGCCCAGCAACGCGCCTGTCATCGACGAGGCCATCCCCGAACTGCTGCGCACCACCGACGTGGCCGCGCGTCTCGGCGTGCCCAGGGCCACCGTCAACCAGCTATGGCGGACCGGGCGTCTCGCCGGGCGCCCCGTGCCCGACTATGACGGGCGAACGGACACGGTGGTGTTCCGGCCCGAGGAGATCGAGCGCGCATTGGCGGAGCGAGGCCAAGTGGTGCGCACCCAGTGGGCGCCGGCTAAACCCTAGACGGCAAACAGAAAGAGGGGCTGGGCCACGATCGGCACCAGCCCCTCTCTGCATGTCCAACTACGCGCCGAACACAGTCACCTGCGGCTCGCTCTCTTGCTCGTGGTGCACATACAGAACAGTGCCGCGAGGCCAACCGGCCGTCTTGATCTCGGCCACCAAGTCCAGGTTCAGGTAGTTGATGCCGCCCACGTAGTACACGGCGGTGTCGGGAACCTTGCCGCCGTGGTCCTGGGCTGGCACGCAGTTGTAGCCGTAGCGGGTAACCATTGCCTCGAACCGGAGGCAGCGGTTGACGTACTCCTCTTCGTCCCAATCAGTGCCGGGGGTGATGAACACCAGATCGGAAACGTTGCTCACCGCTCCTCCTTCACGGTCGTAGCTCATGCCGCGTCTTCCTCTCCCCACCAGGGTCCGCTGGTCCACGCCGCCGAGTGGCCTGGCCAACCTTCTGATGGCAGCAGGTCTATTCCGCGCGGCTCCGTCCCCGGGTCGTACAGGGCGCCGAGGAGGTGCCAGCCGACGCAGCCGCCGCAGTAGAAGCGCGGGCGGCAATCTGCGTCCCGCCACAGGAACTCCGCCACGATCGGCCGGGCGTGCTCGGAACTGACGCAGTTGATCACAAGGCACCTCTACACGCCTCGAACAGAGTCCGGTTCCACCTAGCGTCTGCTAGAGCGTTGTGCTCGTCCTGCGGTTCGGCCGGCTTCTCGGGACGACCAACCTGCTCCCACAGCTGCATCAACTCGTGCGTGAACATGGGGACACCTGCAGGAAGATCGATCATGCGGCCCCACAGCTGGCACAGCGCCACATGATCGTAGGCTCCGTAGTAGGCCCATAGTTCGGGCTTGTCGTCGGCGAGTAGGAAGGAGCTGACTTCGCTGGCGATCCTGGCCTTTGGCCTGACGAGAGGGCTGTGGTAGTCGAACAGCCACGACTTCGGCATGTGCAGGTTCCAGTCGCCGCGAGGCTTCGGCAGCGTGGGAACGACGTTTGCCATCAGCCAGTCGTGCTGGCGTATCCTACGCTCGTTTTTGCGCTGAACGATCTCCTGGTTGACGGCGTAGTACTCGCGGCCGTCCTCAGCGGCGATCCCGATCGAGATCAGGAGAACGGTGTGTCCGTCTTCCAGGAACTCGGTGTCGTAAAAGTACCTCATGCCGCTTCTCCTTTCGCTGTCCCCAGTGCGCCTGTGCGCCAGTGCCGCCTGCACAGCACCCTGTAGTGCGTCCCGTCTGCCTCGTCCGTGTCCCCGACCACGACCTGGTCCCCGTCGCGCTGCACCACACCGTCTTGGACGCGGGCGTTGAACCTGCCCGGCTCACCACACCAACACAGAACCTCAACCTGCATCGGGTGCAACTCGTCCGCCACCTCGAACAGACGCTTCGAACCCGGGAACAGGTGAGACTGGAAGTCGGTGGCGATGCCGAAGCAGTACACATCGATCAGCGCGTCAGTGACACCTGCGAGGGCTTCGACCTGCTTCGGTGTGAGGAACTGGGCCTCGTCCACGACAATGTAGTTCAGCATGGTGCGCTTCGGTAGGTTAGCCACGATGAGTTCGTGCATGTCGGTGTCTTCACGCACTTCGGTCGCCTCTCGGCTGATCCCAATGCGGCTCGACACCATCGGCGTGCCGGACCGGTCGTGGCACACCAGCAGCAGCCCGTGTCTGCCTTGCCGGGCCTGGTTGTGGTCGATCTGCAGGGCCAGCGTGGACTTTCCGCAGTTCATCGGCCCGAAGTACCAGCGGAGCTTCCTGGTCACGAGTGGTTGTCCCCCATCCGTGACGAGTCGCCCACGACGACAGGCTTGAGCAGGTTTTTGGGGTTGGTGAGCCCGAGCATGTCCATCAGTTCTCGGGCGTCACGGACCTTGTCCGCGTGGGTGTCGCCTGCTGCGTTGCGGAGGATCGTGGCGCGTGCCCGGTCCACCACGTGCTGTGTCACCCGCGACGTAGCGTGTCTCGGGTACCGGGTTTCAGAGTCAGCGCCCATGGGTTACGCACCCCACTGGAGCAGGAGCAGGAACAGCACGAGCGCGCTGGCGACGACCAGCAGGAGCCGCCACGAAGCAGCGTGCTCGGTGAGCTTGTAGGCGGGGGTGTTGGGATCGTCGAAATAGCTGTTGAGGCGGTGCGTTTCGGGATCGAAGCCGTTGCGCTCGATGAGCGACGCGAACGCGGCTCTGTCTTCCTCCGGTGTCACGGGAGGTCTCCTATGCGGTAGCGGTGTGGGATCGGTCGTGGGCTGGTCAGGCCCGGTGGTGAAGCTCGTTGGTCCAAGACAGACTAGGCGGTCACAGTGTCCTCCAAAAGGTGGTGCCGTCGGGCAGTGTGGGCGGGGCGGTTTCGAGAGGAATGACGTGGTTGTGTGCCGCGAGCCACCTGGCCTGGCAGGTGCCGCCGCAGAAGTCGCCAGCGCGGCGAGGTGCGATGCCGCATTGGACGCACGGGTCCAGCGGGCACGTCCACAGTGGCTGGCGCGGGCTGTGCTCGTCGGCCGGCGGCGGGGTGTCGTCGGCGTGGGCGATGTGGGCGGCGAGGATCGCGGCGAGCGCACGCAACAGGCTCACGACGCCACCGCCGTCGACGTGCCGTACCCGGCGGCGTGCAGCAGCGGCACCAGGTGCTGCAACTGCATCCGAACCGGCACCCGCGCCTCGACGCTCGGCGGGACCGGCCAGTGCCGGCCAGCGACGAGGGTGTGCAGGTCCCACGCGGACATCCATGCCCACCACTGGCCGGGGCTGGCCTTGCCGACGCGGCGCTGCACGAGGATCCCGTAGTCGGCACCCGCAGCAACAGCCTGCTCGACCGCGGCGGCCATGGCGTTGGCCACGGCGAGGTCGGTCATGTCCGCGAGATACTTGACCTGGATGACAAGCCGGTCTAGGCCGCGGATGTCGCCGCGGTCGGCGGACTCGCGGTCGGCGGTCTTCCAGCCGTTGTCGGACTTCCGCTCGGCGTTGGTCCATCCGTTGTCGCGGAACCAGCGGGCGACGTCGCGTTCGGCTTTGGCGCCGCGGTTGCGGTTGGAGCGGCCGATCCGGGACCGGTCGACGATGGCGGTCATCGGCCCCGCCTCTTCTCCCGCGCAGCATCGGTGGTGATTGCCCACCGCTCGTAGTCCTGCGGTGCGGGATGGCACGGCGCGTTCCGGTTCATCGTCGGGCCGTCGACCTGCGCGCATGACCCGGGGCAGCACAGGTGTGACTCGCCCATCTGGCCAGTCACGCGGCACCACGCGGACGAGTGGCCGTAACCACCGCCGGTGGCGTGCCCGCAGCGGCCGCAGAACATCACCCGTCGTGCGGGGAAGATTTCCTGTTGGTACCTGCGGCAGCGGGCAGCAGCGGCCACCAGCTCGGTGGCCGGTCCGTGGCCGGCTTCGCTGTGCACCTCTCTCCAGTGGGCAGAAGCCGGGGCGCTGGTCATGTCGCCGCATAGGCAGTAGCGCATCGTCTTGCTCATCGTCGTGCGAATCCTTTCTCGATGGCGAGTTCGTTCTGGGTCATTTCCCGCAGCTCCCCGAACACGGCCTTGATCTCGGCGAGGGTTTGGGGTGTGGGGATCGGGCGCGGGTCACCGCGGCGGAGACGCCGACGGAGGCGGCCGCAGGGAAGCTCGTCAAACTGGGTACCGTCGGCGGCGACGAACCGGCGCATCCGCCGCGGCTCACGCATCGCCGGCCTGATCGCCGGGGAGCCTGGCGCGGCCAGCGTCCGTGAGCCTGATGCCGTCCGTGAGCTGGTTCCACTCCGCCCATCCCAGCTCGACGACAGCCCAGATCCGTCTTGCCGTTGAGCGGAGCATCATCGGTCCGATGTAGGTGCCGGCATAGCAATCGCGGGAGTTTCGGCGCACATGGACACGACCCTCGGCGATCTTTTTCAATGCCCACAGACGGTTGGGGGTCAGGCGTGGCTCAGCCATCACGCCTCCTCGCCGGGTAGCTGCTGCGGCGCGAACACCGGCACCGCGTACTCGGCCTGCACACCCAACTCCCGCTCGACATCCCGCAAGAGCGACTGTGCGATGCCTGCGAACGCCGGATAGTTCGAGTTGGACAGCTCGTCGCACCGGTCCACCACCGCGCGTAACGCGGTCACCAAGGTCGCCGCGTAGATGGAACCAAGCGCTCCCTTGCCGTAGCCGTCCAGGACAGCGCGAATCCGGGCCGCCTCATCAGCCATGAGACACCGCCTGCTGCTCGTCCAGTGCTGCCCACCGCGCCCGGCACGCCTTCTGCCGGCACCGCCGCGCCACTGGCACCTCCGCCATCGGACGCCGCATCGGACGCTGCACCAACGTTGAGCACGCCGGCCGGTCAGTCTGCTCATGCGGCGCGTGCCAGCGGGAGTCAGCCTCGTGCATCACACCGTCCCCGGCGATCGCCAACAGCACGCGATCGCCGGCATCGGCCGCAGCCTGCTCGGCGGCCGTAGCCTTGGCGCGGGTGCGGGCGTTGCGGCGCTGCAACGCCCGACGCTCGTCTTCGCTCAGACCTCCCCAGACACCCGAGCAGTCTCTTATCCCGAGCGCCTCCGTCAAACACTGCGCCCTGACCGGGCAGCGCTGGCAAACGGTCTTCGCTTCGGCAATCTGCAGGAGTGCCGGCCCGGAATTGCCAACCGGGTGGAACAATTCCGGATCTTCGTCGCGGCAGCTTGCCCGGTGTCTCCAGTCCATTACTGTCCTCCGTTCTGCTCGATGTGCTCGTCCTCGACGCCAGACGGCTCGGTTGGTGGTGCCAGCCCTGCCGCTTCAACTCGTCGATCACCTGGGACAGCAACGCGGAGCATGTCGAGCAGTGGCTGGTGGGTGTTCATCGTGTTGCCTCGCAGTCCGAGCCGGAGACTGGAGCCGCTGAGGCAATCGCCTTCAAGGTGCGCCGGATCACTTCCAGGATCTCGCCGCTGTTCAGACTGCAGAACTTGTCGTCATCCATGCACGCGGACCACGCCAGGTCCTCAGCGTCGGCGGGGATGGCCGGGCGAGACGCCAACCGCCGCTCCAGTTCGGCGATCGTCGCCTCACGCGCGGCCTTGACTTCCAACATCTCGTCGTAGCAGAGCGCGTTGTTGCGGGACGCGTCCCACGCTCGTTGCGCTTCTGCTCGCGCCTCGTCCCGCTCGCGGGTGAGCCGGGCAACATCGGCGCGCAGATGATCGGCCTCTTCTTCGGCGGCACATCCAGGTTTCGGCCGGCCGTCAAACAGAGCTGCGCGACCTTCGTTCGCCAGATGCTGCCGGAACCGTCGCACCTCGCCGACAGCCCAACCAAGCTGGGTGCGCATGGTGTCGGCGTCCGCGTCCGTGAGAAACGCCTGTACCTGAATGGCGTCAGTGTTGGTGCGGACGTAGACGTTTTCGCCGCCCCACTCGACATCGATCTGGGCGTGGTGGGTCATCGTCCCTGCTCCTCGTTCTCGATCGTGGCCATCCGGTCAAACGTGCGGCTGTACGCTTGCTGGGCGTTGGTCAACTGCCGCTTCAGCAGCGAGATCTCCTCGTACAGCTCGTTGCATTCCTGCCGGGCACGAGCTTCGCCACCCAGCGCGGCGTCCAGTTGCTCCTGTAGCTGCCGCACCTCGGCCCGAAACGCGCCGATCCGGATGTGGACCTCCGGGCCGTCCGGGTCCGACAGTGCGGCGGCGGCCAGCTTTTCCAGCGCTCGCTCCAGATCCGCGACACTGGATGCTGGTGGCAGCCCGAGCTTCCTGTAGATCACGCCGCGGATCTCGCTGTCCACCGCCAGCGTGTCGCGCAGCGCCTCCTTGTAGGTGGCCAACTCGGCCAGGAGCCTGTCGTTGTCTATCCGCAGGCCCTCCCACTCGATGTTGAGCACGCGCATCACGGCGTCTGCCATCGCGGACCGGGCATCCCGCAAACGCCAGTCCCCGTGTCGGCGCGCGACGCTGACTAGCGCATCGCGGATGTGCTCCCGCAAACCAGCATCCGTGGCGGCGGGGTTCGTGTTCTCGGTCATCGGGACACCTCCGGGGAGTTGGCTCGGATCAGCAAGTCGTCGGCGTGGCACGGCTGGCCCACCTTGCATGGGCAGCACAGGTCTTTGCCGCGCAGCAGGTGCAGGTTCGCCAGCACCCACCTGCGGTCGAACGACCGCTTTCCCGTGTGGATGACGTCCGGGTAGTGGGTGCCGGTGTCGTCGAGCCACGCCGTGTAGTGGGAAACCACGGCGCGCTCCGGGTTGGTGTGCCCGGCCTCGATCGCGTCGGCGACGGTGAACGGGTTCCCGAACCTGGTGGTGCGGTCCACGATCACCGTGTTCTCCGGGAGACGCCAGCCGGCTGTGCGCTTGCGCTGGATTCGGCGCGGGGAGGGAACCTCGGCCACGTCATCGACCGGCAAATTCACCACCAGGATCGGGCGGCCATCCTGGGGCCAACACGGTATCGCCACGGCGGTCATCAGTCGGCAACCATGCGGAGCTCGTCGGCCTGTTCCCGCTTGCGGCGCAACACATACTCGCCCGGGGCAATACCCGTATTGCCGTGCTCCGGGTGGTCCAGCCACGCCGTCGCGCCGTCGCCGACAATCAGGCTGCCCAGCGTCAAATCCTCGGCGGTGGCGGCGCGCTGGTCGAAGCGGACATCGCCAGAGGCGAGCAGCAAGTGTGTGTTGCCGCCGGACTCACCGCGCACCACTGGCACACCGGCCGACGGCACGAGGCGCTTCGGCGTGCGGTAGTCGTCGACCATGCCGGCCGGCACAACCGACACATCGCCCTGGTGCTGGAGGCCAGCGATGGTGGGCACATCAAGCTGCGCGGCCAGCGCCGCGAGATCAGCGCCGGTGGTGTTCAGCTCGGACAGGATCTGGTGCTGCATGATGTTCTCCTTCTCGTGGTTGATCACGTGCGTCGTGCAGTGAGGCGGTAGTTGGCGGGGGAGATCCCGATCTGCCACGCCGCGGCGGCCACGGGATCAGAAATGGAAGCGGGCACGGTCTCGCCGAACTCGCGACGGGTGCCATCACGCTCGACGGTGCCGTTCGTCATCAGCAGCAGCCCCACTGGCTCGTCGTAGACATTTTCCAGCCGGTACAGGCGCAGCGTCTGACCCGGATTGCCGGGGTCGTCCACGGTGGACCCGACCTGGGGGCAGCCCAGCTCGGCGACGATGCGATCCCACCCGTCAGTAGCGGCGATCTTTTCCACGGCACACCGGCGGATTTCCGTGTTCTCCTCAGCGAACACGCGCTTCGCGTCCCAGCCAGGCGAGACAAGGTCTGCGGGCACGCGGGTGCCATGCCAGGCGTAGATGGCGAAACCGTCGGGGTAGCGCATCGCAGGCCCGGTCTCGCAGTGTAGCCGGCCTTGGTTGTCGCGGTGGATCTCCACGGGGCGTTCGGTGAGGATAACGGCACCGCGGAAGGGCCACCACCAGCCGGCGTTCTGGGCGGTCTGGACGAGGCCGTTGACGCGGTCGGTGCCAGGCAACCCGAAGCGCCTGAACGTGTCGTAGAAGGACAGCCAGTAGTCGTGCTGGCCCCAGCAGGCGCGGTGGACCTGATCCCGGACCTGATCCCCGACCTGAGCTCCGACCTGAGCCCGGACCTGATCCCAGACCTGATCCCCGACCTGAGCCCGGACCTGAGCCCGGACCTGATCCCAGACCTGATCCCAGACCTGATCCCCGACCTGAGCCCGGACCTGAGCCCGGACCTGAGCCCGGACCTGAGCCCGGACCTGATCCCAGACCTGATCCCCGACCTGATCCCAGACCTGATCCCCGACCTGATCCCAGACCTGAGCCCAGACCTGATCCCAGACCTGATCCCAGACCTGAGCCCAGACCTGATCCCAGACCTGATCCCAGACCTGAGCCCCGACCTGATCCCCGACCTGAGCCGGATCGGTGAGGATGTGCTTGAGGTAGGCAGCGCCGATCGCACCGGCCATCGGCGAGTCGAGCCAGATCACGATGCGGGGTGGTTCAAGGCCGGCGGCTTGGTAGGCCTCGTTGACGCTGGCGACAGCCAGTGCGCGGTTCGCGGGCACTGTGGACAGGCCATGGGCGATCCATTCGTCGCGGACGGTGGAGAGCTGGCGCTCCTGATCGGCGGTGAGCTTTTCGATGCGCGTCATGTCACGCCACCACCGTCTCGGCAATCATCTCGATCGGGCCGTCCGGCGTTTCGATCGTGACGGTTGTGAATGCTTTTCCGGGTGCGAACTCGGACAGATCCACCGACGCGGCCGGGGCCTTCGCCAGAGTGGCGTGCACCTGAGCGGCGGCCAGCGCTTCGGCGGGGGACAGGTTGCGCTCGGACACCGCGCCGTATTCGTCGTTGCGCAACTCAGGGTGACGGCCGTACGTGTCTTCGGTCGCGATGCGAATGAACCGCTCGGCCTCGCGGTAGTGCTCGATTCCGTTCACTGTCGTCCTCCGGTGTTGTGGAGCTGCTGGCCCAGCCAGCGCTCGGGGGTGGGGGTGATCAGGGAACTGGCCGTCCCGTTTCCCCCATCGAGACGGCCAGCTGATGGGCGTGCGCTCAGAGCAGGGTGCGGAGCACGGCGGTGGCGCGGACAGACTGAGCCAGCGCGGCATTAGCCTGGCGCGCTGACTCTCGGTGCTCATCGGCGTTGCGCTGGGCGATCTCAGCGGCCCGGCGCCACTTCTCGTTCTGCTGGGCGATCCAGGCGTCGAAGGCGTCGCGCAGTTCGCGCGGATCGCATTCGAACTTGTGGGTGATCCTGTCGGACAGGATGTTGGCGATATGCCGCCAGTTGAGGCCGGCGAGCCGCAGCTGGGCAATGAGCTCCCAGCGCTCTTCCTGGATCTCTTCCTCGCGCCAGCGGCCGCCGGCTAGCTTGTCCTCCAGTTGCGTGACTGTGCTCGCATCCGTGTGGATCATGGGCAGTAGTTCGGTCATCGTGATCTCCCTCGGGTTGGTGTTCTCCTGGTAGGGCCTGGTTGTGTTAGGGCGCGTGAAGCGCGGCGGGGTGCCGTGCTTCCCGCGAGGTGGCGGGAGGGGTGGCCGCCCGGGAAGCGGGGCGGCCAGGCTGTTCACCGGTCCGGCTGAATGTCGTTCCCGTTGGTGATCCAGTCGGCGAACACGTCTTCGCGGGTGGCCCAGTCCTCGTCGTCGCTCTTGCGCTTGCTCACTGTGTGCTCCCGGGAGGTCAGTCGGTGATGGTGGGCGGCGTGGTGCCGGATCCGCTGAGACCGCTGGCGAGCACGTAGGTCTGCGCTGCGACGGCGAGAGCGAGGAGGTCGGTGCCGGTGATTTCCTCAGGGTGCTCGTTGAGCACGGGCAGGATGATGTCCTCGACCTGGCGCGTGAGTTTGAGTCCGCGTGCGCGGAGGTTGTCTGCCATGGCGGCGACGTCCTTTGGTGTTCGGTGTGGGTGTGGTCTTGGGCTGGTCAGGCCCGGGTCTTTCGGTCGATAGTTAATTTACGCCAGCACATTGCATGGGTCAACCATGATGTGTCATGCCGGCCCCGGACAGGCGCCAGCCGGGCCCATACGGCTGTAGCGGGCCGCCCAAGCGGGCCGCCACCCCAGGCCCCGGCAGGCAGTCGACGGCGCAGCACGCGCCGCGCAGGGCGTGCCCGAAAAACACGAGGCCTTAACCCCGGCGGACCCAGAACGCAGACAAGCACCCTGGCCGTTCCCCCACCCGCCGCCTAGCACACTCTGGCGGTTCCAGGCGGGTGTATTGGCCATCGATGAGCCATTCGTGCAGGCGTGTCGCCCACACCGGGCGTGTCACGTCATCTCCGTTTCCGGGATGCTCTCTCCGTAAGATTTCCGAGACATGGCCATAACATGTCTTTGGCGTGTCTACCGCATCTCTACAAGCGTTGTAGAGAACCATGTTTCCGCAGGTCAACGGCATGGCGGGCGCGCTGGAGCAGTCACTGTGGCCCATCTGTCCTAAACCAAGCACCCACCCCACCGCGCGCCGCCGTCTAGCGTCCAAGACAAGCAGCCTGTTACCGTTGTAACGCCTGCGCGGCAAACACCACGCAGGTGCGATGGGGTTAAGAAGTGTCGCAACTGGGGCAAAGACCTAGGCTGGTGACAGGACCGAGACTCCAGCGCATAGGATGTACCCAGCCCTCGATCGTGGCGCAGTCGTCGACGTGACTACTGCCGCCGACTCGGGAGGATGGACGTTCATCAAGTGCCGGGCTTCTGACTGCCCGGCCGCGGTGTGGGAAGCGTCCAACCCCCCGGCGCCACAGGAGAGGGTTAGCTCCGGACGGCGGGGCTAGCGGGAAGTGCCCCAACCGGGGTCGGCGGTTTGGTCGCCGCCTCCCCACGATAGGTTGGGGGTCACTCCCCACTGGCGCGAGTACGGGTTGGTCCCCTGCCTCGCCTCTGCCCGCCTCCGGGGCGCTTCTGCTACACGGCACACTAACTAGTTGCCATGTGTTAAGCAAACCAGTCATCGGCGTGTCCGCATCTGTAGATGCTGGCACAGGGCGGGGAGGGTCGCAGTGTTTTGGTCAGAAACGCTGCGCGCAGTTTCGTCCGGCTAACGCCGAGCGCCGACCCGATTCTGAGTGTGTACCGCAGGAAGTATCTGCGCGGTCACAGTATGTCGTCGTCTGGGTCGGGTCGGGGGAAGCGTCGGTGGTCAACATGCGCTCCCTCCCTGCCCTGTGTTCAATACCGCGGTGTGGGTTTCGCCTGGTAGAGCCGGTGGTCCACCGGTCTGCCTGGCTAGTTGAGGTATCGCGACCTCGCCACCGAGCGTTACATAACCATTCAACCGATAGCAACGAGCATCACCCGTTTGGGCTTCTTGGTGGTGGTCGCTTTTGAGTACGAGGGCGTGCCATACGCGTGCGGGAAAGCTTTTCATCAGAGGTTCCTGTCAATTTCCTTACAGGAACCTGGCAACCAGCTCGGCATTGAAAACCATGCGCAAAAAACGGGAACCACTGCCCGAAAGTCCTACGCCGCCCTCGACCGGGCCTCACGCCCCTCCGCCCGACCCACCAACCGCCGCACCTCACACACCGCCAACCCCGACCACACCGCCAACTCCCCCCACGACACGCCCCGACGACACCGAGCCAACAAGGCATCACCCCGCTCACGCTGCCACAACTCCCCGAACCCCACCCCACCCTCAACCGCGGCAGCCACCACATCCGCCCGATACAGCGACCGCGACGGCCGCAGCGCACACGGCTGCGGCTCCGGCACCAGCGCGTCACACCACGCCCACACCGCCGACGCGCCCTGCTCCGGATCCACCGCCGCAGCCAGCGCCACCACCACCGCCTCCACCGGATCCACCCCCTGCGGGGCCGGCAGCCGACGCGCGGCCGTCACCAGCCGCCGCACCTCCCCTGAGCCCTCGTCCCGTACCGCCACCACCAGCTCCAGCAGCAACGGCACCAACCGATCCAGATAGGTACTCCAGGACGGGTACAGACGGCGCCGCTTCATGCCGCGTCCAACTGCGACATCGGCACAGCCTTGATACCGGCCGCCTTCCTGGTCCGCAGGACCGTGCGGTCCGTGGTGTGCAGCCACTCGGCGATCCGCGCATCCGACCAAAACCGCTGCTCCACAAGCCGCCGCACCACCAAGCGGGCCTCAGCCCTCGTCAGATCCTTGAACGGGCGCCGACCAGCCATAGCTTCTGATACGCACGCCTGATCCACCTCATCGCCACGCTTCGCATACCTCGTGCCCAGCGAGGGCCGCTCACTCAAGTCATCGATGTTGTCCCACGCGAGCTCGGGAGCGAACCCTTTACGCTGTGCCAGCAACCGGCACCGACGGGACCCAGGCGTGTCTGGCGGTACCTGCAGCGAACGCGCCGAAAACTCCCTCGTCACTTTCTCCGCCGTAGACGCGAGGACGCGTGGCGTCGACAGGAGATACGTGACCGCCTGGGGCGACTGGTACCCAAGCCATCTGGCGATGTCCGCCGTAGTCCACCCGACCGCCATCCACTCTTGGATCCTGCGCCGTGTCGGCAGAGAATCCACAACGCCCGGCTTTGTCTTCCCTGCCCGGCGCATCTTGTAGTACCGGTTCGCGTCTCGCTTGGCGTCCTCGCACACACAGCCGTGAGCCCACCGGTAGTGCCTCGTGCCATGCTTCGTCGCAGGACACCCCAAGCGGTCAATCACATCCGTCACGACACTCTCCTCCTTCGCCTGTCCCTGGGGGCCCGCATCACGTCACACGCGGCATTCACCGACCCGAGAGAACCCCTCAACCACACTGCAATGTCCGAGATGGAGATGCCGCGCTGCCTCATCTCGGCCACGACCGTGCGCCGCTCCAACGGCCCCAACTGCTGCCAGTGCATGTCCCCAGCGAGGGCGTGCATCACGGCGATCTCGTCCACCCCATCCGGGACCGGTTCGGGGTCGGAGTCGTTGTCGATGTCGTCCCAGAAGTCCAGCGGCCACCAGCCGCGCTTCTCGGCCGTGTTCCGCATCCTGTCCGCCTGCCACCCCCGCGGTTCGGGCTGTGCACCCAGGATCTCCACCGCTTTCCGCACGGCCCGCTCCGTCTCCACTCGGACCCGCGGCCGGTCCTGCCAATACAGTTCCTTGATCCGGTAGCAACCGAACTGGCTGGTCACCTCAAGGACCTGCGGCATGGTGAACCTGGCTGCGGCGAGGCCCTGCAAACGGCGTCGAGTCCCCCGACTATCAACTGTCTTGTCCGGCAGGGACCCGGCCTTCATGTGCGTGACGTAGCGGCGCTTCGCATCCTTGGCGCTGGGGCATGTGCAGCCGTGTCGTTTCCGTGCGCTGTAGGTGCAGTGCCAGCGGGCGGTGCAGGTGTCGACCTCTGCGACGCCGGATGCTCGCGCCTTCATGCCACACCCTCCACGTCGAGCACAGGCGCGTAGCCGCCCTCGTCGTCCAGGAGCACCCAGCCGCCCCGTGCAGGGAGATAGACCGGCACCTCAGCGGGAACACGCCACGGCAGAACAGTCCACCCCTTGCTCTTGGCGTAGGTTGGGTTCTGGTGGATGTTGCCGTGACAGCCCGAGTAATTTCCCCACCCGCACACGTCAATGCCGTTGCTGGCAGACCAAGGGCCGCCTTGACCCTTGTTCATGCGGTGCTGGAAGTTCGTGGCTTTCTGGCCGCAGATCTCGCACCAGCCGCCGCTCCGGGCCTTCACGAGCCGGCGGGCGTGTCTCTCAGCTGCGGCCTCGGCACGATCAGCGTCGGTCTTCGGCTTCGGCTCGCGTGTCTTGCCCACACACGGCTGCTGCCTCGGGAACGGCTTGCGCGCCAACGAGCCACCCGACTTCAGCGGGGTCTTACGCTGCAACGGCTTACGCGGCTGCCCGGTCATGCCGTGCCTCCATAGCCGCGCGAGTGGAACTGATCCCCAGCCCGCTCATCCACCACCGCGGTACGGCCCACAGCGACCTGCTCCCGCAACTGCGCCAGCTTCGCCCTCAACGCATCCGCCGCCGCAGCGGTGACGACACGCTGCTGAAACAGCTCAGCCACCGTGTCGTCTGCGTCCGCCCGGGTCTCCGCCTCAGCTATGGACATCTTGAAGTCGGCCCCGTCCTTGATGCGGAGCATGGCCTTGGCCTTCTCGTAGCGGTGCGCTGATTCCGCACGTGCCGCAGCCTCGTACACCTTGGCCGCTTCGTTGGCCTTCTCCTCGTATGTGCGGGACACGTCGCCGAGGCGCTTCAGGGATTCACTAGTGCTCACGCTGCCCTCCCTCTGGGCTTCGTCTTTGTCTTTGTTGCCTGCTTCGGGGCCACCAGTCGTTCCGGTACCAACCGCACCGGGATCCCTGCCGCACGGGCCGTGGCAACCATGTCCGCGGTGCCACGGCTACCGGGGAACGCGATCACCAGCTCCGCCCGCAGGCCGTTCTCGGGGCGTGCCATGCGACGATTCCGCTTCGGCCCCGCCGCCGGGCACCACGAGCCGCCTGACTGGCGTGGCCGGCGATGCCCACGTGGACAAGACGGGCCGCACGGGCCGTCCCAGTCCGCCTCAAAGACCTCGACCGTGCCGCCCAGCTGCTTCCAGACCCGCCCCGCAAGCTCGTCCGCCCCAGACGCGCCGCCATGCCGCAACACGGCTTTCCGGTTCAGGTCGGCGAGGACACGGCGCACCTGCACCACATCCCCGTAGCCCCTGCCGCCGCACGCGATCACCACCGTGGCGGTAGACATGAGGTCGGTCGCCACCAACTGCTCCTCCAGCTGCTGCCACTCTCGTGTGGAGTGCCAGGACTCCTCGGGTGGGGCGCACATGGGGTGGATACGCGGCGGGTGCCTAGGGACGGGGATGATCCGTCCCTGGCACACGCGGCAAACCTGGACAGCCATGGCTAAAACGGAGCCGTGTCGTCAGTCGGACCGTATGTGCCGCGGCCCCAAGGGTCGTCGTCCGCAACGTCACCGCCGAACCCGCCGCCACCACTGGACCGCTTGACCCGGTTCACCTTCGCCGTAGCCGACTTCAGGTTAGGGCCGATCGCGAACAAGTTCAGCTCCAGCGCAGTGCCCTTCGTGCCGTCCTTGCGCTCGTACTCGCGCTGCGACAGCTCGCCGGTGACGATCACCTCGTCCCCCTTCGAAAGGGACTCGGCGATCTGCTCGGCGAACGCCTCCCATGCGGTGCCGCGCACCCACAGCACACCAGCGTCTTCCCACTCGTTTGTCTGCGGGTTCTTCTTGCGCTTCGAGAACACAAGCGGCACCTGGCAGACCGCTTTGCCGCCGCTTGTGAAACGAAGCTCTACGTCGCCGCTCAAGCGGCCAACCTCGCCCTGGATCTTCGGCAGTGACATCAGTTGTTCTCCTTGAGTAGACCCAAATCCGCGAGGGTGTAAGCGGCCATGTACGCCTGTCGAAGCGAGTTGGTCACGGTGATCAACGCGCCGGCGGCGCGGGCCACATGGACCGGGTGTGGGGGCTGTAGCCGGGTGGCCCACGGCTCGGGATCGCTGGTCATGTCAACTGCGTTGAGTGCTCGCATACCGTCGATCTCGGCCTGCACGTGCGGCGGCCGGACAGTGTCAGACATCGGTGGTCTCCTCCCACTTGTCGCAACGGATGAGCAGTCCCTTCTCGGGGAAGATCACGCCGGCATTGCAGAATTCTGGGCTTGCACAGTTGCAGTACGGGTCGCCTTCGCAACCGTTGTCGCCCGGGTAGTAGTGGGCGCACGTCTTGCAGCCGCGGGCGGTCGGGTTGTACCAGCAGCGCGCCATGTGCTCGGCTGCTGCTTTCTTCGACGACCGGGTCTTTCCGCAGTGAGGGCAGCGGAAGCGTGTCACCACGATGCGCTCCGGCTCGCCAACTACGGTCTCCTGCTTGCTCACGCTGCCTTCCTTTCCTGTGCCGGGTATTCGGCATCGATCACTACCCACGACGGCGGTACATCCACCGACGTGCGGACCGGGTTCGATCCCACGTACTCGCCGCCCACCACCCACTTGTGGATCACCGTGTTCGTGGCGGCGATCCGCTGGGCCAGCACCCGGACTTTCGTGCCGTCCGGGCACGTGTGGTGATGCCACCGCATCCGCCGATCCGCAGGCACAGGTGTCACCGTGTGATCCGGGTACTGGCCGAGGATGTCCCGATCAGAGTTCAAGTCCATGACAGACTCCAAGAGGTTTGGGGTCTGCGGGCCGCGCCGGGCACGTCACGACGCAGCCCGCAGGGAGAATCAGGCAGAAACGGGCTCGTCGGTGCGCTGAAGGATCTCGACGATCACAGCATCCGAGTCCTCGCCGACGATGTTCCTCAGCTCCGAGATCAACGCCTTGGCCTGCTCATGCGTCAGCTGACGCGGATCCTTCACCGACCCCTCAGGAAGACCCAGCAGCTTCTCGGCGAGCTTGAACTGGGTTTGCGGAACAGCGATGCTCAGCTGTCGCGTGTAGAGGTCCTTGAGTTGAGCGAACTGGCCGCGCGTCATCAGGCCGCCAGTGTTGGCCGGCTTCGACGCGGAAGCCTTGGCCTCGACGGGGACGGGCTCCTCGACGATCTCGGCGTCCACAACATCCGGCTCCGCCACGGCGACCGGTTCGGGCTTCTCCTCAGCAGGCTTCTGGGCCGCTTCCTGCGCCGCCTTTGCCTTGCCGCCGAGGTTCTTGATTCGGAGCAACAGATCCTGGTTGCCCGGCTCCTCAGCCTCGGCCCGACGGTACAGATCAACCAGCGCGTTGTAGTTGCCCTCACGCTGCTTGATCAGCGCTTCCCAGTCCGGGCGTTCCTGCGGCTCGTCCACCCGCACCGCAGTGACCGAGATCGGGGCGCCGTCCTCGTCCACCTCCACACCCAGCTCCTCCGGGGTGTAGTGGACGCCGTTCAGCGCCTCCTCGCACGCGTCCCGAGCCACCTCGGTGATCGCGCGTGCCTTCAGCATCGCCTCCGGGTATTGTTTCCACACCTTCTTGCCCGTCAGCTCCGCCTTCTTCGCGCGCTCCATGTTCCACTCGGCGCGGTACTCGAAGTCAGGGTCGTCGGCGCGGTGGATCGTCGCGACCGCGGTCATCGTCTTGCGGTCGAATGTGACACGCAGGCGGTGTCCAGCTTTACGCACCAAGGCAGACACCATGCCGGACGAGGCGGTGGGCTTGCCTTCGATGATGTGCAGGCCGGTGATCGCTGCGAGTGGGGCGAGGCCCAGCATCTCCCCGTACTCGGTGGCGTACAGGACGTTCGCTGGCTGCTTGCGGTACTGGGCTGGGAGAAGCCCGGACTGGGCGAGGCTTTCGGCGTAGCGCAGCTTGTCGTTCAGGCTTACGACGGTTGATCGTTGGACGATCTCTGTTCCGGGTGTCACCTGTGCGGCTTGGTCGGCCATTGGTCGGTGTCCTATCGCTTGCGATGTGGGCTGGTCAGTTCCCGCTCGGCGTGGTCCCCGCCTCGCGGTACTGGGTTGGTTTCAGGGCTGGTCAGGCCCGGTCGGAGTGGTCAGCTCCAGGTGTTCAGTCTATGTGGTCGGTCTACTGTGGTCACGTGTTACGGGGTAACGTTTTTGCCCGGATTCCCGTGCTGACCAGCAGTTTTGGTCTCCGTCTTCTCACTGTGGGCGAATCGGATCGCCCGGTGCACGATGCGCCACTCCAGCCAGCCGGCGAACAGGGCAGCCGCCATGCTCCCGACGCCTTCCATCAGGTTCAGGTCCACGGCCCGGCTCCGATCACCGCGGCAGCGAACAGGACAGCGGTGGTGATACCGATGACCCACAGCCTGTTGTTGGCGAGTTCGGCCACGACGTAGCAGGAACGGCGCGTGATCGGCGTGTTCATTGCTCGGGGTGAGCGTAAGGCCGTGTAGGTGGGCACTGTGTGCCTCCTGTGTTCGGTGTGGGTGTGGTCTTGGGCTGGTCAGGCCCGGTGGTGCTTTGGTCGAACACCACAGTACGCCTCCACCTCTTGCTTGGCAAGCCACTTGCCAAGTAGATTGGACGCATGGAACCAACCCCCAACGAGCGTCTAGCAGCCACCCTGCTCGGCGAACCTCTCCCCAAGTGGGTCGCCGCCAGGCGCAAACAGGGGAAGTCATGGAACACGATCGCGTTCGAGCTTCACACCAGCACCGACGGGCAAGTAACCCTCACTGGCGAGGCACTGCGGCAGCGCTACCGCGAGAAGCCCGTAACCAAGCGAGCGAAGAAGACGAAGGAGAACCAGTGAAGACCCTGACCGACGCCCAACTCATCGACCTCATCGGCCACGTCGGCGCGGCCGAGTACAAGGCGGCCCACCCGTCCACCAAGGCCGACCTCGACACCTGGATCGCCAAGCTCCGCGACCTCACCGACGAAGAGCTTTTCGAGGACGCCGAGATGCGGATCTACGACTCGGCGAACATGGGGCGGTTCCGGGGCAACTACGAGGACATCCACTGCAAGGCGACCGCTGTCTTTCACGAGTCGCGGCGCCGGCACCGCGCGGCCGGTCACGATGAGCGCTGTGCTGGTCCCACGATCTACAGCCGTGCCCATGCCGCCGTGATGCGGGAGCACGGGTACGAGCCCTTCACGGAGGGCACCTGCACGTGCACGCTCGCGAAGGGACGCTAGCGAGGCACTGCACCTCCGCTTTCTAGACCGTTATCCCCTTGGGCCTCGACCAGCCCTGATCTGTAGCGCATCCTGGGATGCGTAGAGACCTGACCAGTCTCAACACCGACCACACCCACACCGCAACAGGAAGAGACCCCCATGAGTGACTTCGACTATGGTCCTTTGAAGACCTACGAGATCACGTGGCCCTCCAACCAGATGCTCGATGCTTTCGTGGCGGTGCAGACCACTTCCGCGAAGATCATTCGGATGCACGGCATGATCGACGGCCGTTGGACGCTGCAGCTCCAGGCCCGCGAGGAAGACATCCGAACGATCCGCAACGTCACCACGAGCGAGCCGGTTCCGGGCGGTGAGGTGGCGTGAGCAGACCCGAGGACGCTCCCTGCCGCAGCGAGCCGGACCTGTGGTTCTCCACAGATCCAGGCAACATCACGCGGGCACGCTCCATCTGCGCCACCTGCCCCCTGAAGAACCCGTGCCTACAGGCCGGCATCGACCGCAAGGAGCAGGGAATCTGGGGCGGCCTGGACCAGGCCGAACGGGAAGCGTTGAGCTCTCAGCAGGCCATCGGCGTCACCGTGGATCCGAAGACCACCCGCGCTATGGCCCCACACCAACACCGCAAAAAGATCCACAAGTGGCACGTGGTCACCGACTCCTGTGACAGCGTATGCAACGCGGGCATGACCGCAGACCCAGACACAGCAATGCTGGCGGCCGATGTTCCCGCGGGCGAGCGCTGCACACAGCGCCGGTGCGTGTCGATCTGGCGGCAACTCGACGCGATGGCGGTGGACTGTGCCTGACATCTGCCCCCTATCCCAGGGTGACCTGGCCCTGCTGCAACTCCTGTCGACGGGCCACACGTATCAGCAAGCCGCGAAGCAGTTGTTCATAGAGCACGCGAGCGTGCGGCAGAGGTCGGGCCGCTTGTGCCGCAAGATCGGCGCAGAGAATCCGGTGCACGCGGTGGCTATTGCCATGGCTGAGGGGTGGATTCCCGGCCCGTGTATGGGTGGCTCGTTGGCTGCCAGGGTGCGGGGGCTTGCTGCCCAACTGTTGGAGGTGGGGCAGATGCTCGGTGGCGGTTCAGTCGAGACGGAGGTGGTGGCGTGACCTGGCGATGAGCACCGCATCGGTCGCCTGTGCTCTTGCGCCGATGTATAGTTGCCGCATCCCCGCTAGGGTCAGTAGCCCTAGCCCGACGGCCCCCAACTGGGGGCCGTTTCTCGTTCGCGAGCTGCCAAGGCGCAGGCTAATACGCCGAGCGTAAGGCTGCCGTACGCTGAATCACACTGCTGCCCTGACCAGGTAGCGCCCGACCCCACACCGCGGAGTACCTATGCAATCAACCGATGTTGTGCCCTACCTGCAGTCCATCACGGGCCAGGGCATCCTGACTGGCCAGCACCTGCCGGAGTATCAGGACGCCAACGACTCCTATGCCGAGCTGATCGCGCCGTTGCCGAAAGTGCCGGCGATGTTGGGGACGACGATCCTCGTTGGCTCGCAGGACACCACCGCCTATCGTGCCTCGCAGATCGCGGTGATCTCGCAGCACCTCAACAGTGGTGGTATCGCGGTGTTGGACATCCACCCGCCGGACCCGTGGAGCTCGACTCAGACGATCAGCTCGGCGTGGGTGTCGAACGCGTTCGGGTCGAAGCATGACTTGACGCTGCTGCTGCCTTCGGCGCCGGCCTCGACTGCGAAGTCTCGGTGGGCGGCCATGAAGACGAGCATGGCGCAGTTTCTCCAAGCACTCCCCAAGGGATCACCTATCGTGTTCAGGCCGCTACACGAGGTATCCAATTTGACGTTCTGGTGGTCAATGGACTACACCAACCCAACCCGCTCCGCCACCGGCTACCGCGCCCTATGGGCAGACCTCATCAGCTACATCCGCCAACAGTGCCCCGGTGTCCTCATCGGATGGTCCACGGGCATGTCCTGGTACACGAGCCTGGACTACGCTCGCCCGCCAGCTGGCCAGTACGACCTCGCGGGCGCATCCCTGTACACGGACAACCTGCTGTTCCCCAACAAGTTCAACGACGACTACCAGACCTTGCTCGCCGCCGGGGTGCCTGTGCTGCTGTTCGAGGCCGGGCCGAACCAGCAGGACGGAACCGCGTCGTGGGACGCCACCCAGTTGACTGCGGGCCTGCACGCGCAGTACCCGAACATTGTGGGTTTCCAGGCGTGGCAGGACTCCCCGAACCCGCTGGCGCTGGCGTCGTTCACGAACGGCGGTCAGGCGATGCTGGATCCGCACGCGATCAACCTGGACACACTCGCCCCGCCGGCCCCAACGCCGGACACGTGGATCGCGCAGGACACCACAGGGAAAGTCCTCGGCTGTGCCGGAACGTCCGCGAAGGCAACCCAGCTTTGGCCAGGCGCCGCCGTTAATGGCTTCGTTCGGCAGTAGGCGGTTGCCGCTAATGACAGTGGGGCCGCGCCCGGGAAGGCGCGGCCCCACTTCTTTGCGCTGCTTGGTGCCTGCCTCCGGCTATACTGGCTGTGTCGAACCGGCCCGCATAGGGCAGGAGATCCGGCCACGGTCATGGCCCTCTTGCTTGGGTTGGTGTAGGCGACGGCAGCTCGTCTGGCGTGTGAATGTGGGTCGCCCCGCCAACGTGGTTGGCGGGGCGTTGGTTTGTCTTCCTTACCGACCAGATTCAGCGTGGTCCAGCGCCACTAGGAACGCCTTCCCAAGATCCGTTACCCGCATGACGCTGTCGCCGCAGCGGTCGATCAGGCCCTGATAGTTCAGCGCTTCCAACGCCCACCCCACGGCACCAGCCGGGTAATCCCGGATGACCATGCCGTGGACCGTCCATATAACCGTGATCGCAGGATCCGCTACCGCCCGAAGCATCTCTATGCGGTCCGTTCCGAGGGCGAGAGCTGCGGTCAGGTATCGGGTTGCGTCCAGCTCGGTGCCTACGGGCAGCAGGCTGGATGGGCGTACGTGCTTGAGTGTCTGGCCATCGGCAGCCTGGAGGCGGATTCGGGCTGGGTCTTTCCGCTCGCAGTGGTGACAGCAGGGGGCGGCGGTGATGGTGACGGTCTGGCCGCAGTAGGCGGCGATCGAGCCGGTGTAGATGCGCTGGTCGCCGCGGTGGTGGGACTTGGAGTTGGTCGTGGTCATCGGTGGCTCCTTGCGGTGTGGGGTTGGGGTGGTCAGTCCCTCGTACCCACCTAGTTTGACACACCTACGTCAAACAAGCAAGGGGCTCAGCCAGACTTCTTCCGCGCCGGCCGTGACTTCCCCGGACCACCCTGCCCCGGCATGTTCTTGACCGCCTCGCGGATCTGCGCCGGGGCGTACACGTTCACCCTGAGCATGGCGTTCTTCGAGTTGGTCACCTCGACCTGACCGGTCACCACTCCGTAGCGACGCAGGAAGCTCTCCGTGGCCGACAACGTCACCTCCTCGCCCTTGCGCTTGGTCAGGAACGCACGGACGTCATGCTTGGTCCACTGATGAGTCTTCCGGGCGCTCACCGGCTACTCCCTCCATACGACGGTGCCAGGGGCGGTCACCCCCGGCACCAATCTTGGCATAGCTACGTCTACCTACACTTCGCGTCAGCGGGAACCTTGACGGCCTTCGCGGTCAGCGTCGACAGGTTCGCAGGGACAGGCGTCGAGTACGTGGTGCCGTCGGTGAAGTGCAGCCAGACCCGCGGGAACGTGCGGCCGCTCGGCTCGTGGGCGTCTGGCGCTGGCGTGACGTGGTCAATGATCTGGCCGTAGCAGAGCCCGGTCACCGCGATGACGTCGCCGAGGGTGAGGTCGCGGTTGTGCTTGTACTCGGTGGGGCACGTCGGGGCGGTGGAGCGGTGGACGGGCGTGCCGACGGGGTCCATGCCCTCGGGCAGGACGAAGCGGGGCGCGCTGGACTGGGTGTTCATTGCGGTGGTCCTTCGTGGTGTGAGTTTCGGTGGCTGCAGGCCGGGGCTGGTCAGATCCCGGCCGTGAGGTAGATCAGTTCGCGTCGGCGGGTACCACGGCAGAGGTGATGGTGATGCGGAACGGCCAGTTCTTCCGCGTGCCGTAGATGGCGCGGGCGCAGGTGTGTGCGGCGGCGATGATGGCGTCATCGATGCGCTGGTTGAGAGTGGGTGCCAGCGGGATGCGGCGGGCGGGTTCGCCGGCACCGTTGAGGACACCCACGGGCATCAGCTTCGAGCGGCCGCCGTTGTTGAGGAACCTGACCTCTACTGCGTCGATGTAGCCGCGGCTGATCTGGGCGAAGAATTCGGCGTTGGTGTTCTCGTCGGTTGCGGTCATGTCGGGCTCCTTGCGGTGTGGGGTTGGGGTGGTCAGTCCCTCGTACCCACCTAGTTTGACACACCTACGTCAAACAAGCAACCCCTCTACCTGAGATCTTTCCGCCACCGCTCCACCTCAGCCGTCAACTCCCGGTACTGCGCCACCAACCCCTCCCCCTGCTCCACCGCCGCCCGAACCCGACTCCCCGCCGACAACGCCTCGAACACCGGCCGAGACCGGACCATCCGCACCACCCGATCCAACAGCCGCATGTCCGCCGCCGACACCGGGTCCGTCACCGCGGGCGGCCGGCGGTCATCGTCCGGCGCGGTGAGGATCTCCACCATGTCCACCAGGTCCTGATCGTCGCCGAGCTCCCCGATCCGCTCCTCCAACACGCGCATCACCGTGCGCACGCTCAGGGCCTTCGTCTCGTGCCAGCGGGCGATCGCGCCAGCCGCCCGGCGCTCTACCCGGTCCGCGACCTCGCTCCGCAACAATCCCTTGTCCGCGGCGGCACCGCGCTTGGCCCGCTTGTCGACGGCGTACCGCGACACCTGTAGGCGGTCGGCGATGTCCTGAAGCGACAGACCGCAGCGGCGCCGTATCGACAGCAGCTGGTACTCCAGCTGATCCCACACCCCCGGCACCGCAGGAAGGCGCTGCCGGGCGTACTCCAGCAGCTCCAGGGCGTCCAGCACGTCCTCACGCAACACGTGCGCACCGACCTGGCGGCTGCTGGTCTTCGCCACGTACCGCACCAGACTCGGGATGTCGTCCGAGGCCCGCGACAACAGTGGGTCATCAGCCCGGCGGCGGCGCTCCAGGACCTGGTCCACGAGCACCGCCGCACGGGCCTCAGTGACGTCCAGGTGCTTACGGCTCCCGCCCCGCTTCGGCATGTGGATACGCTATCCACACTGGCCTAGGAGGGCCACCTGGGGCACACTGTAGGATGAGCGTTTCCGCAGGTCAGACAGGGTAGACGAGGTTCCCGAAGCAGCAATAGTGCCGTAGGTGTGCCACGGCGATCGTCGCTGTCGGGCCGGTTCGGTTCTTGGCCAGGATCAGGTCCGCCTCACCCATGCGCGAGTAGTCCACTTGGTCAGGCTGGTGGACGAAGATCACATTGTCGGCTACCTGCGCGATCGTGTCCGACTCCCGAAAGTCGCTCATGAGCGGCATCCGGTCGGTCCGCTGGTCGACACTCTTCCCCAGCTCTGCGGTGACAACGATCGGGATCTGAAGTTGCAGAGCCAGGACCTTCAGCTGGCGAACGATGGCGGAGACCTCACGTTCGCGGGACGCGCCAGGCTCGACCGTTGCGCGGATGCTGTTCAAGCCGTCAATGAACACCGCCCGAAGTTGCCGGCTGGCCGCCAAGTCAACAACGAGGTCGTACAGCGCGTCGATGTGCGCAGCGGGGCTGCAGTTCAGGAGCAACGGCGAGTCCGCGACACGCTGCGAGTTCTTGGTCAGCCTGGTCCAGTCATCATCGTTCATGCGGCCGGATCGCATGTCGTTGAGCCTGATCTTCGCTTCGGCCGACAAGATCCGCTGGGTAAGTTCGTCGCGACTGCACTGCATGGAGAAGACCAGGCTCGGCAGGTTGTGCTTGATGGAGCAGCTGCGAGCGAAGTCGGTCAGAAGTGTGCTCGTGCCGGCGGCCGGTCGTCCCGCGATGACAATGAGCTGACCGGGGTGCAGGCCGCCAGTGATGGCGTCCAGGTCATCCACTCTGGTGGGGATGCCGACGGGTTGCCTGTCGTTGGAGGCAATGGCGCTGATTCCCTCCAACATGTCCACGATCAGATCCCCTGGGGCTGCCGTAGCTCCCAGCGGCGGCAAGCTGTTATGCCGGTCACCTCGCGCGTCGACCCTCTGGTTCTCCAGGCGTCGTATCGTGTCCACAGTCAACGGCTCAGTGCTGTTGTCATCGGCGTACGCCTGGATGCCCTGCAGCACCTGGTCCTTGAGGTCGCCCGGGTCGTCGGCATCGAAGACGACTGCGGCCTCGTGGTTCGTTTCCAGACCGCCGTAGGTGAGGTTCGCGGACCCGACCCATGCGGCCGTCTGACCGCCGGTCGTGCGCACGTAGTAGGTTTTGGCGTTCTGGAACACGTTCGGCGCGGTGACAACTCGGACACTGGCCTGGCCTGGGTAGCTGCGCACCAGGCTTTCAAGCGCCAACAGGGCCTCGGGGTCAGGTTGGTCGGCGGTTCCACCGGCGACGACCTCGATGCGTCCACCGCGATCGAGGACAGACTTGAGACGATCGAGGACAAGGTTGACGCCACGCGCGGATGTGAAGCCAGTGCGCATGGCAACGAAACTGGCATCAGCGAGATGGCTTGTCAGCCATTCACCGAGTCGTGAGCGGTTCTCGGTGGCAGTATCGATATAGCGCATAGTCCCTGCTCCTGTCTGCTCGTTGGTTCACGCCAGGCTGGCGAACGTGCTCGCGTGCAGTTGGTGCGCCACGGTGATCGTCGCAATGGGGCCTTCGCGATGCTTGGCCAGGATCAGATCGGCCTCGCCGGCACGCGGGTCGTCGCGGTCATACGCGTCTGGACGGTTGATCAGGATCACGATGTCCGCGTCCTGCTCGATGCTGCCGCTTTCGCGAAGGTCCGACAGCATCGGCCGCTTGTCGGTGCGCTGTTCGGGACCGCGGTTGAGCTGACTGATCGCGATCACCGGCACTTCGAGTTCTTTGCCGAGGAGCTTCATGCTGCGGGAGAACTCCGACACCTCTTGCTGCCGAGACTCCACGCGCTTACCGGAGGTCATCAGCTGCAAGTAGTCGACGACGATCATCTTCAGGTTGTGTCGCTGTTTGAGCCGGCGCGCCTTGGCCCTGATCTCCGACATGGTCAGGTTCGGAGAGTCGTCGATAAACAGGGGGGCTTCGCTGATCTCGTTCCACCGCCGATCGATGCGCGCCCAGTCCCCATCGGTCAGGCCCGACTCGCGGCGCAGCTCGGCCAGGCCGATACGGGTCTCCGCAGACAGCACACGCAGGCCAATCTCCACCTGGGACATCTCCAGGCTGAACACCCCCACGGCGTGTCCGCCACGAATCGCCGCCTCGCGGGCGAACTGCAACCCCAGGACGCTTTTGCCCATGCCAGGTCGTGCAGCGACAACCACCAACTGGCCCGGCTGAAACCCCCCGGTCAACGCGTCCAGGTCATGCAGACCAGTCCGGATACCGTCCCGCAACGACCCCGACTGGAAGTCGCCGATCTTCTCGAACAACGGCGTGTACAGCTGGCCCAGACTCCGGGTCTCCCGCTGCTCCTCACGGGTCGCGGTCACCTCCTCCAACGCCTCATGGGCCCTGCTGATCACCGCCCCAGAGGTCTCACCCGCATCATGGGCGCCGTACCCGAGCTGCACCATCCGCGTGCCAGCCTGCACCAGGCGCCGCAACTCCGCCTTGTCCGAGACGATCTCGGCGTAATAGCTGGCGTTCGCCGCGGTGGGCACGATGGCAACCAGGGTGTGCAGGTACGGCGCACCACCCACCCGCCCCAGTTCGCCGCGACGCTCCAACTCGGCCACAACAGTGATCGGGTCGGCCGGCTCACCACGCTCGTACAAGGCCAAGATCGCATCGAAGATCGCCGTGTGAGCAGGCCGATAGAAGTCACCCCGGGTGAACTTCTGCTCCAACACGTCCGCAATGGCGTTCTTGCTCAGCAGCATCCCACCCAACACGGCCTGCTCGGCCGCCACATCCTGCGGCGGCTGCCGGTCAAACTCCCCACTCGCCTGGGGATCAGTCATCATGGTGGTGGACATCTGAGGGTGTGCTCCTATCGGGTGTCCGGGCCCGGCCGCGCGTGCAGGCGCTGGCCGGGCCGTTGCATGTCAGAGGTCAGTTGGTGGCGCGGGACAGGTACTGGGCGTGGTCCTCTGGGCGGCACTCCGGGCACGGTGCACTCCTGCCGCCCTCGCGAGGAACAACCCGCTGAGGACGCCTGCCGCCTTCCGGTGTGCGGCACGTAGAGCACGCAGACAAGCGAACAGGGGACGCCGGGTCCGCCACTAGCGGTGCCTCGGGTTCGGCCGCCACGGGGGCGGCTAGAGGGGGAAACGGGTCATCCGAGAGCGGCTCAAGCAGATTCTCCGGGCGGAACGCCCCCGCAACCCACCCCGCCAGCTTCTGAACCTTCCGCTCAGGAGACACGGCCAAGGCGTGCAGAGCGTGTTCCCGGGCCTCATCCAGCGTCAGACCACAAGAGTCCATGGCGGCCTGGATGGCCAAGCCGACCTGCACCGCCTCCTTGCGCCGGAGGTCGTGCCCGTAGTGATCCCACGGCAGGCGCCGCACCAGTTCGCGCACCTCGTCGGCGACAGCCGACTCCTGGGGCGCGGCGGACGGCGTAGCCGGCCCGGCCGTCGCGCCCTCCGTCAGTCGAGAAGGACC